CCATTGAGATGGAAGATGCCAAAACAGACACATTCAAGTTCAATACCTCTTTGCATAGTGTGACTTCAGGTGGCGACACCTATCTACAATTCCCCCTCTCTTCAGTAGTCAATGCAGATCCCTCTAATATCCAAGCTGTTCGCTTTAGAGCACGAGTGATAGGTGCAGGAGCGTCTACTCTCGTTGTACAAGCTGTGCGTATTGTGCGAGATGACTATGAGTTTCGCGAGATTGATATCGATACCAAAACTCAAGAGTTAGCCAGAAGCATCCCACAGTCGGGCGGAACAGAACCAGCAACGACTTTTGGAGAACTCTATTTCCAGAAAGAGAAACCACGAGATCTCGTTTATGTTGTGGGGTTCAACGCTGGCCATCATCCCGTAGGAAACGACAATAAGATCAAACTGTTCTTCCGCACCAAGACCAATGGAGACAGAATTGAAGTCGAGCTAGCTTCTCGCAACACACAATCCAGATTGACGATCAATCAGATCCTCGGTGGATCAGGCTCTACACTAGGAGCCACATCGATTAACACTAACATCCTCACAGAGGAAGCATACTACTATCTGGTTGTGTCTGTGATCGACACATCTGTTACAGCAACGATCTACAATGCCAATGGTATCAGTCTGGGATCACAAGTCTATTCGATTGGGCCACTCACCACAGGAGTTACCGGAGCAGGAAACGTGGGGTACAGCTTCGAGCCATACAACTACGACTTCACAATGCAATTCCTAGGCCCGGAGAAATCATATTACGCTAAGTTTCAAACCAAGACCTTTGGTTCACGCAAGTTGGTCAGTGGGGTAACTCTCTACCCGATCAATAGCCAGCCTGTAAACGTACTCAGTAACCTTACAGCCAGCCCGTGGGGAGATGCTACGGTAACAATTGATGGCAATGGTGATCTCGTGATGACTCGTCAAGGAACAGAGAATCAAGGGGGAGTACGTTGGTTGCCAGCTACATTTACAGGAGACACCAATCAACTCTTTATCCATGGTTGGTTATGGCCTACTACAGCAAGTGGAACCTATCGTGCGGCGCTTCTAGATATCTATGATAGTGTAAAATGGATTGGGAATATTCAAGGAATTCAGCCAAATATATGGAATGAATTCTCTCTTACAGTTACACCGGATCTCCTGCCAACTAATTCTGTGCTTCATATCCAACATTTGGGTCAATACAATTCAGTTTTCAAATTGAGAGACGTGAGTCTAGGATATAAGACTGTGACCTGGAATACATCCTTTGATAACGTAACCTGGCAGCCCTTCCTCAATTCGGTTGGGGCACCATATACGGGAACACTCTTCTCGAAGCCTGTCATAAACTTCAAGATCCAAGCATATGCAACTAGTAGCCTAGGGTGGATTCAAGGCTATGAAGTGGAACCTAAATACATTTACACTCCCGCTTGACATTAGGGTATATCTGCGATATAATAGATAGACATCCCTTGCAATCTATCCTTAAATGGGAGAATCTTAGGGCAGAATTTCTAGGTTGGGATAAAGAGAAACAGAGCCGGACTCTGTTTCTGGAAAATCATCCAGAATATCCGGCTTATCTTTTGGTTAACTCTTTTGACCCACTTTTTGCTCACACTCTCAAAGAGACAATAGGCGAGTATCGAGCTATTCACAAGCTCGATATCAACAAGTTACTGACTGCCGCTGATGAAGCTGAATTCGAGCCGGTGGTCTTTACAAGTAACCCCGAAGAACTCTTCAATTTCATCGATACGCTCGAAGAGCCATTGCCTGTTGAGTTAGGAGTAGAACTCTACCCCTTCCAGCTTCGCGGCTTCAACTACCTCAAGGATCTCCCGTCCTCGATTTGCAATTGGAGCACAGGTACCGGCAAGTCTATCTTTGCTGTGGCATGGTCTAAGTACCTCTTAGAAACAGATCAAGTAGACAAGATCGTTGTACTTAGTAAGAGTCACAACAAATATAACTGGACTCGTCAGTTTGAAAACATAGGCGATTTACAAGCTGCTGTAGATGATAGCGTCACGGGTGGGAAGACAGGAGAGCTAACCCGAACAGAAGCTCTTCGTAGGAAACGGGGCCAACTCTATATTGATAGTCAGATCTTCATCATCAATTACGAAAAACTGCGATATCGACCAGAGGATGAGAAAGCTCGTTATCTCTCTGGACGCAAAATGCCTTCTGCTTCAGGGGATGGCCAAGAGCTTGAGGATGCATTACGGGATGAAAGAGTAGCGTGGATTCTCGATGAGGCACCGACAAAGCTCAAGTCAATGACTACAGGGTGGTACAAGGGGCTTTCTAAGCTCCAGAACTGTACAAATTCTAACAAAACCACAGCCTTAACTGCTACCAAGCTAGAGAAGAACCCGGAAGATCTCTACGCATGGGTTAAAGTACTAAATAAAGAAATCTGGCCCACAAAGGCAGCGTTCCGCTCTATGTATGCTCGTCGCATGTTGGACTGGCGTGTACTCTCTTGGGATGCAGACAAGTTACCCGAGATCGGTATGCGACTAGCCCACATGACCTCAAGGGCTGACAAGTATCTAGATCCCGAGATCAGAGAACAGTTCCCCGAACATCATCATGAGGATGTGTTTGTAGATCTCTATCCTGGTGAGTACAAGATCTATGAAGCGGTGCGCGATGAAGTAAAGCAGATGGCCGCATTAACCACATCCGCTCTGGCGCCACTTCAAATCGTGTGCAACAACATGAGTCTCTTGAGCAAGTCTTCTAGTGGAATAGCACAAAAGGTTGCCGCTAAGTATCTTCCCTCGGACAGGAACCTAGCAAAGCTAGAGAAACTTCAGGATATGCTTGATGAAATCCCAGGCAAAGTGGTGATCTTTTCAGCATTCACAGAATTTGGTTCTCTAATGTTGGTGCCATACATGCAAAAGTGGGGGCATCGATATGTCGTCTACAGCGGTAATGCAAAACAAAAGCAAGAAGCGCAAGATCGATTTACCAATGAACCAGGCATCAAGGTGTTCTTGTCGTCTGATCAGGGATCAGATTCAATCAACCTAGAACAAGCTTCAAGCGTAATTCATTACGATCTTCCATGGAATGCCTCTACTCTGATCCAACGACAGAATCGTATCCATAGAATCACGAGTGAACATGCCCATGTGTTTTCATACTCTTTGATCGCAAGTCGAACACTAGAAGAGAAGAAGCTAGCCCTCATCGCCAAGAAAATAGCGATGGAAAACGCGGTAGACTCTGAATTAATCTCTCAAGCAGAACTTCTAGCAGATTTCTCCGTCGTGGATCTGCGCTCTTTGATCGATTAGTCTCTGAATCCTCGTTGCACGAAGCGAACAGCTTCTTCTATGCCGTCCCAGGCTCGATTCCAAAAGAGGATGGGATGACGTAGATCCCACAAGAACTCTCGCCAAGCATTTCTACCTGTCCAAGGATTTTCCATATCATTCTGGGAAGAATCCATGCTTAAGAAAACCAATGAAGACAAGAATAGCTATGATGATTAGTGGGGTAAAGGGAATGATCTCTTTCATGGTAATTGTTGTAGATCCTCTGGGTGATTAGCTGAAGCGGGGCCGTTGGCATGATAAAAACCGTCATAGGTTAACCATCGTCCTGCATTGATGTAGTCCTGCGGACTTAGATAACGACCATAAGTAGGAGAGTCAGATTGGCCTGGATAGATTCCATGAACCATGCAGACAGGAGTAACCCCACGAAAATCCTGTTGTAGCCAAGGTTGAACGTTCCAGTAATCCTCTTGCAAGAAAAGGATTTTGCCCGTTCTGACTAATTCAAGCTGTCCAAGATTCAGGGCTGATAAATTGCCAACCACCGAACGCAATCCCATTTGCACGGAGAGATCAAACTCATACGCTGTCTCTGCTTGGCCCATGATCATGTTATGAGGGATGCTCATCTGATCCGCAAACCTAAAGAAGTGCTCTGGCCCCAACTGTGCTGGATTCCCCCAGCAGCCGACCATCCTCTTCTCTCTTAGACCATCAACAATCCTGCGCTCGACCGCATAAGCAGGATCAACAGTCAACCAGGCCGTGTACTTGACCGGTATATTGACAATCATCCATGGAGCCTCGGCACAGAATGCTGGATAGCGATAGAAATGCGCATCTGAAGCATTAGAGTACCCAGATGGAACAGGGGGCGGCGGTGGAGGCGGGGGCGGCTTATAGCCCTTATGGATCAGATATCGTACCCACCATGCCGGTGGGATTCTGCCATATTTCTGAATGTACAAAGTGACTGAACGTGGCCTCTTCGCAGGAATACCACCCTGATCACGCCATTTAGCCCAATCCCAGAATACTTGTGGAAAGGTAGCCATCATCTATTTAGTCACGGATGCTACTTGATTTGAGGCTTTGGAGTACCGATTTCGTAGTCTCTGTAAGCAGGAATGAGAATATCACGAATCAGGTTGCTTCCACAATCGTCAGCAGGACAACTATCAACTTGTGAAATCACCTGTTTGACGGCAGCAACCAAGTTCTCCGTCCTTACATCCTTGCCTTGCCCGATTCTACTCATAGGCTCCATCCATGATCATGAATCTCTGCTGTGCTGAACTCTCCTTTCAACCATTCAGCACAGTCATCACAGATATCAAAGTACCAATCACTTAGGTCAAAACGTGATCCATACCCAAAGCTTAAACTGAAGGAGGTTCCTTCACGAGCCGTTCCGTGTTCATCTACACCGAGATCATTAGAACAACGGTCGCAACGAACAGCCTTAACCCTTGTGATGTCTACGGTTTTTCTTTGATGTTCCGTTTCTTTCACGCTTTATGTCCTTAGTCCCGCACTTCGACAGATCACGATTAGGACGTTGATCATACGGAAGTGGCTCTTTCTTGGGATTAACGATCTCACCGTAAGGATTACGGGGATCAGGTATAATTCTCACCTGTTCAGGTTAGCACAAATAGTTAAGGATGTCAAACTTAGCGCCCGATGCGCTCGTGTTCCCAGAGCATTCCTGAGATGATACTGCGGAAAATGTATCCCGCAATCAAGTTAGGATCAATTCCACCACGAGCCTTGATACGATCTGTGATTTCAGTCATACGCTCATGTACGTAGCGCTTGACATCCTCTTGTTCCCAATCACCAATTTGAAGATCAATTGGCCAGACATAATCATCAGAGATATCTTCGGAGAGAAGATCTTGAGCAATTGCTTGATCAAGAGATTCAGTATAGATATTCCAGATCTCAGAAAGAGGCTGGTTAAAGTCTTTTCCCATTGCACCTATTAGGTGCTAGGGAACCACTCTTTAGGTGGTTGAACGTCAGACTCAAGTTCAGCTATCACAGCTAATAATGCACGCCAAGCTATATCTGCTTTCATTACATCAGTACGACGTTTTAGATCATATTCCTTCACAGCTTCGACAACTGCTTCAAGAAGTTCTATTCGTTCGTCGCGCGAACACACAGGACATTGACCAATCGGCCACGTTCCCTCTGGGTATACGATGTCGCTACCGCACTGGCTGCATTCAGCACTCATGACGATCCACTGATGAGAGAAGATCCCGCTGCTCACCACAATAAGGACAATACCGCGCTACTCGATTGCCCTGTGGCGGCAATTCTTCTACATCAAGTAGTAACGAGGCAATACACATACCGTTTGCACGAACACTCAATGTCCTTCGACCGTGCCCGTTATGTATATCCAAATCAATATGTGGACGTTCCGGCGTCTTAATTGATACGTGCAAGTGTTCGTCCTCGGCAACGTCAATACGATGCTGAAGAAGGGATGAGATTTCCGCGCTCATTGTTCCTCGGCTCTTTCGGAAGCGGCACGGATCGCGTGGCACTTCACGCATACCTCGCCGCTGATGACAGCCTCGTTGCGAGCGTCCACCCATTCGTGCTCACACTCGGCTCTTTCGGAAGCGAGAGCGGCACGGATCGCCCGTCGCATCGCGTGGTAGATGCCAGCGCCACCTTCGCCGCGATCACGCTCGTCCTCCAACGTGAAGTAGCGGTCGGCCAGTTCGAGCGCGTCCTTGTAGCGGTCGATTTTCGCCTCAACGTCACGCAGATCACGCTGCAAGGTGTCCGCCCGTCGTCGGTCTGCCTCTGCCGCCCTCTCCGCTTCCTCGGTGCGGTTGGCGAGAGCAACAAGCTCGTCGGCATAGCGCAATACGGCTTCGGCCACATAGAGGATCTCTCGCTCCCCCTGGCTTAGAGCTTCCTGGCTGAAGTGCCAACCAGCGAGTTTGCTTCGTGCATCGTGCAACGTAAGGTGGGTGCGAGGAAGCACGAGGGCTTCGGCGTTGTTGGGGGGCGGAACAGTCACGACGGCTCCTTATCTTGCTTCAGTTTTTCTACTGCTGCCTCAATGCGCTTAACTGCTTCTGTTGTCGTCATATGGCCAGGTTTGATCTCTTCTCCATCAATATCAGCCATCATTTCAACAAAACGTACAAGGGCTATCTCCAGTTCATGACTCATGAATTCCTCCAATGTCCAACTTCATGTGGACAACGAGTCCATTCGCCCTTCTTCCAAACCAAGCCTTTGCATCTCTTCTTGCGAAAAACTCTCAACCTCTTTATCTTCATGTTTATCACCAAAATCGCGATCTGTCTCAAACCTACGTTCTACATACTGAGTCAGGATACGCTCAGCATCCTCTTCTGAGTAACCACGTTTAACCTGCTCTTCAATCGCTCTTGGCAGGCTTGCTTTGTTTAGTGTCTGTTTTACTTTCATCTTTTTCCTTTTCTAGGGTATCAGATTTAATCTTCGTTGTCAAACGAGTGATGCGAATATCACTACTAACCGTAGCAGCATACTCCTTGGCATCCTCGTAATCCTTAGGTTTATAAAAGGATACAGTTAAAGGGGCTTCCTTCTTATGCTTGCACTTATCACAAGTACAGGGTATCCAACCCTCTTCTGGATATAGGATCTCCCAACTGCCATCCTTCTTTTCTTTGATCTCAACGAAGCTTGTCAAATTCATCTCCTAACATAGAGGGACGAAGTATAGTATAGCACAAATCAAGATTGTGCGCTTTGGCACTACACTCTCACTCTGTACTACATCTTATCTATTAGGGAAAAGGGTATAAGAAAACCTTTCTTTACTCTCTTGTAATATGTACAGATTACTTTCTACATCTTGTGCCCCTCGGGGGCACGTTTAGAGGGTAGCACACTTATCGACGGTTGTCAAGTAAATTTCTTCGGCTGACCGCTAAGAGAATAAGTGAAGAACCTACTTTTTCGAGGTAACATGTTACGACTTCTTTCAGAAATGGGTCGAAGTTTCTTACGAGCATTCATTGGTGCGCTCATTGTCTTGCTTCCGAGTATTCTAGCAGCCCCCGATCTAAATGGTGCTGTTGCTCTTGGAATTGCAGCGTTGATCGCGTCTTTGGCTGCTGGTCTAAAGGCCATTCAAGTGTTTGTGCCTGCGTTGTCCTTTAAGACTATTATGACAGGATCATTGGCTCCATACTACACTATTGTAGATTCATTTGTGCGTGCTTTCATTGCAGCGTTGATTACGGCTGTTGTGGGTCTACTTGCTATGCCCACGGAATCATGGAACAAGGCTTTGGTCATCGCGGCCGTTACTGGTGCGATCACTGCTGGTATTCGTGCAATCCAGGGAATGCTTACGCAGGGCGATTATCCTGCTCCGTCCGCTGGTATCACAGTTCCGGCCGAAACTAAGAATCCAGGAGTATAAATGGCATCCGCATATCCATCTGGTCTAGATAGCCAGTCAACTTCACATCAGGATAATGTTGGTGAATTCATCCATGCTTCTACAATCAACGACCTGGCGGATGCGGTAAACAAGATTGAGGCTGAGCTTGGCACATTGCCGAAGGGTAACTTCTCTACGGTGAGTGCCAAGCTCAAGGCTCTCTTCTATGGCTCTGTAACGACGACACAGCGAGACGCTATTACCCTTGGTAACCGTCCTGCTGGTATGTTGGTGTTTAACACTACCACTAATCGTTACGAGTACAATGCGGGTTCTGATGCTTCACCGTCGTGGCTTCCTGTGGGGCCGACAGGCCCGTGGGGCACTTCTGATATCCAGGATAACTCGATCACATCTGCCAAGATTGTTAATGGTACAATTGTAGATGCAGATATTTCTTCATCTGCTGCCATCACTCTATCTAAGCTTAACACATCCGGTACTGCTAGTTCGTCTACTTATCTCCGTGGGGATGGGCAATGGACAGCAATCACTCTTCCAGTTCTATCAAACCAGTTGGGTGCCGATGTGGCTATGACAAATGCTAACCAGTTCTACGATGGCCCAACTATTTCATGTTCTGCTGGCACTTGGCTATTGTTAGCTAGTGTTAGTGTTATGCGTGGATCAAGTGGACTTCTGTATACTGCGAAGCTATGGGATGGTACCACTACAGCGGCTTCGGCCGGTGATAACATTGGTTCAGGTAGCTCTGGTCAGATTACACCGATCCCCTTAATGGGTATTGTCTCGCCGGGTTCTACAACGGCCTATAAGGTCAGTGTGGCCGCTGATAGTACAGGCGGTACAATTAAGGCGGCGAGCACACCAAACGGTGCCGGAAACACAGCATCAACGCTTCTCGGTATCAAGATTGGCTAATTGACATCCTCCTAGGAGTTTGCTATCATACTCTGTGTTGAGTAACTATTGGAGGTTTGTTTGGCTACAGATAGGTTAGAGTTCGAAGGTGAGGTTACCGAGTCACTACCGGGTACCGTATTCCGCGTTAAGCTGGATGAGGGAGTGGAAGTGGTGGCGACGATCTCTGGTAAGATGAGGAAGAACTATATCCGAATTCTTCCGGGTGATCGCGTAAAGGTGGAATTATCGCAATACGATCTCACTAAGGGCCGTGTGACTTATCGTTACCGTTAGGCACGGATGAAATTTATCGATATAACAGGTGAAAGATTCGGTCGCTTGACAGTGATCGAGCAAAATGGTAAACTTGGTGATCAGATCGCTTGGAGATGTAAATGCGATTGCGGGAATTTTACCACAGTAAGATCGTCCTCGCTTCGTACTGGTAAGACAACATCTTGTGGTTGTTTCGCCAAGGACATTAGAAGTTTGTATGGTGCGATGAAGTATGGTAAAACGAATGTTCATCCTAATTCGATGGCCGCAAAGAAATTAAGGCTTCGGACACTATAAAATGTTCGAGTTGAAGAACTAATCTATACAAGACTTGACAAGTCCTGAGAAGTTTGTTACACTAGATAAGTCCCTGTAGTTCAGCGGAAGAACAACGGTCTTCTAAACCGTATGTCGGGAGTTCGATTCTCTCCAGGGATGCTAGAAGGTAAAGGCGGTTCGACTCCGTTGTAAGATTTCGGTAAACCCCTTCGAGTCACTTGACAGAAAGATCGTCAGGTGGTATGATGTACAAGTACGACAAGTAAGGCCAGCGCGGGAACTGGTATCCCGTGTGATCTTAGGGGATGGGACTTGAGGATACCTCAAAGAAGCCCTCTAAGTGATCGGAGTCAGAACCAAGCCTTTGGGGCAAGGGGGAGACGAGCCTTCACTTTACAATAGGGAAACCTATTGTCGAGAATTGGTTGTAATAACGCTATGCCATGTTTGAATGTAGCTCAGTCAGGGAGAGTGCGCGGCTGCAAACCGCGAGGTCGCAGGTTCAAATCCTGTCGTTCGATTGGGAGACTCATAATCTTCTAGTTGCGTTCGAAGCAATGACACCGGGAACGTCTTAATCTCTACACTAAATAGGGATGATTAGCGAGGTCTGGTCGAGTGGTTGATCGTAGGTATTGCGTGATTAGAGCCAAGGCTCATAAATGGGGATATAGTGCTAATTTGGGAACACGCTAGGTTTGCACCCTGGTATTCCGGGTTCGAGTCCCGGTGTCTCCACTAGCAGAAAGTACGGTAACGGCAGCCAGTCGGTTAGTGTGCGTGGCCGGATCTTGTGTAGAAGTGTCGCTCTCAAATTGTGCTTCTACTAAGCGGACTAACATTCTTTCTGCTTAAATCCGCAACTGCTGTGCCGGTCACCCCGGCGAAGAGGGGATAGTCCCTGTCCGGCAGTTGCGATAATGGTTGCGGTTTGGCCACCGTCGTGTCCGGCGATTAGTACATAGGAGCCGTCCTACGAAAATGGATCGGGGCAATGTACAAATATTGATCCCCTCACAGAGATTACCAGCGGTGATGGTTGGGGGCAAGAAAGATCTCATCATAGGCGAGTAGCTCAGAGGGACGAGCGTCCGGTTTACACCCGGAAGGTCGTGGGTTCGACCCCCACCTTGCCTACTACGGTAAGCCCAACCTCCCACGTCAGGGTGAGGGCCGGATTTCGTCCCTAGCGGCGAGTTAGGGGTTGCGTGCCGGTATAGTATCTAGGAGTGACGCCTTAGAGTTGTTGGGTAACCGATTTTGCTCCACCCTCCACGGGTAGTGGCTCGACTATAAGCGAGAGACTTATGGCGTAGCGTTGGATACGAGAATCCAATATCGAAGCGGGGGTGGGAGATGATCTTCATTCGCGCAGTTCGATTCGGGAGGGCTTAGCCCTCCCCATGCCCTCTTGGTGGAATTGGTTTACACGGCAGCCTTAGAAGCTGTGCCCGCAAGGGTTGCGAGTTCGAGTCTCGCAGAGGGTACTTTGAGACAACCGGGGCGAATGAGCCTAAGGTAGGCGTATGCCGAGGCGCGACTTATACTGCGAGCAGGATTCTAATATCCTGCCCCTAAGTTGTCTCAATTATCGTACTGTTAATGTGTAGGATGCAATGGCACTTTCATACGGAGATAACTTCTATGACAGCGGCCCTTACGGAGGGTTTTATCTACCTATGGCAACAGAGTCGGTAGTACAGCAACGCGGAGTAGAGTATACTGATACGGCTGATATCCCGAGATGGGCTATCCAGTCGTCTGGTGCTTCACCCGCTTATCCTGCACAGACACGAACCTACACCGTTCAAACCAGGAATTGGGATCAGATTGCCGATCCTAGTGGCGCTGGCTTTCAAGCTACGCTTGCCTCCTGGACACGAACCGAACTACACAATTAAGAGGTTTCAATGGCTGGTAAGAGAAAGTTTGACGACAAAGCAACGTGGCGCAATGATCAGTGGGGAATTGATCAGGATCAGCCTGCACGTGCAGAGAAGATTTTTGATCCTGCTGACACTGTGACTGATGATCCTACTGCCGGTGGTATTGGTGGAGGTACATCCTTCTCTAGAAGTCCGGTTCAGATGACTGGTACGATGTATACCGGCCTGAATGATAATCCTACCGCAATGGTGGATCAAGCGTATCGTCTTGGTGACACGCTTCTAGGAAACACCTACGCCTCTCTAACAACTGATTTAACCGGTGATGACAATGATCTTGTTTTCACTGCTAATGCTAGAGGCTCAGGTGGCAATGCGATCACCGTAGAGTATGTTGATCCGGCTGACACAGATCAGTCATTAGACGTGAGTGTTACAGATCTTGCTATCGTGGTAAGTCTTGCTACGGATAGTGGTGGTATCATTACTACTGTGGCTGATGATATTTCTGCTGCGATTGGTTTGGACACAGAGGCGAATGCTCTTGTCTCTGTAGAAGATGCTGCTAGCAATGATGGTTCTGGCCTCGTTACAGCGATGGATGAGACGAATTTGTCTGGTGGATCTGACGCTCATTACGCATAAATACTTGACATAGCCCTCCCTTTTTGATATAATACCTGTACAAGGTAATCAAGGAAAGGATTAGGGATCATGGCACTTACAGCAGCGGAGCGCGAAACGGTCATCAGCATCAGCGACGATGAGAACGAGTGGACGATCCATACGTCTCAGCGCAAGATGGTCACGCAGCTTCTCAAGAATCCGTCCGCGACGATCCTGGAGGATACGACTTTCCAGGGTACGCGCATGCTGGTCGCGACGGTTCCTGCCAACGGTATTACCGTCCGCAAGGGCAAGGGTACGCCTCGTAAGGTAGCTGGTCGTGCCCCTCGTAACATCGATGCCCCGACGTGCGGCGGTGTCAAGTCTGATGGTAGTAAGTGTGGTATGGTCGCCAAGAACGGTAGTGGGTTTTGCCGTCACCATCAGGATCAGAAGTAATCACGTTTCTCTGGAGAGGGCACCGTTCGGTCATATCCTCCAACAATTAAGGGGGTGTGGTTAGTAGCAGGAAGAGGGAGCGGTGCCCTCGCAGGGGAACATTTTAGGCTCCATAGCTTAGTTTGGTAGAGCAGGGGACTCTTAATCCCAAGGTCGAAGGTTCGAATCCTTCTGGGGTCATAGGCGGTGCTATCGTTGTTGGTAATCATTCCATTGCCCTCGAAGCCGGGGACTTCTGTGATAGCAATTCTAGATCCGCAGGCTTCCTTATTTGTAAACAATCAAGGGGATGTTTTGAAGTTAATCATCGCAAGTATCTGTGTCTTAATGACACTCTTACTCCCGGATGTATCGAACGCAAACATCGCAACAACAAAGAAAGCAATCATCTGGGCATTTTGTGGTCACTCATACAAGCCGTGTTGGTTAGGACGAGAGGCCATCAAGGTATCGGACTGTGAAACAGGCGGTACCTTTTCTATTTGGGCAGGCGTTGGTAAGCATGACTATTGGGGTCTTTTCCAAATGGGATCATCAGAAAGAGAGACATGGGGATACGGCAATGATCCCTGGGAACAGGCACGTTCAGCCTATCGCATGTATATGGCGACTCGTTACGAGGATCGTTCTGATAGATGGAGTCGTTGGGATTGCAAGCCTTAAGTCGATATGCTGGAATCTGGTAGACAGGCACGGTTGAGAGCCGTGTGCAGTAATGCGTCCGAGTTCGACTCTCGGTATCGACATGTTTGACCACCTATAAAGGCAACATCTCATCCTAAATAGGTAGGTGATATACATATGAGTGCAGCAGTTTTCATTGTACTAGTACTATTACTAGCTCTATTACTTGGAGTTGGAGTCAATTTCTGGTTCTTCTTGCTTCTTCTGCTCCTACTCCTGCTGTTCTTCCTTTAAGAACAGTTCGATCCTCTGTGGAGGCGCGATGACAGTCGGGAAAGACCGGCACCCCGTATAAGCCCGAGGGTACATATCGGGCACCATTCCACTGTAGCTCAGCGGTAGAGCGGTTGGTTGAAGCCCAGCGCGTCGGCGGTTCGATTCCGTCCGGTGGAACCTAGAGCGAGAGGTTACAACCCTAGGATGCTTAGGGGACGACAGTCGTTGAGCATCAAACGTTCTGTTAATATGCTTGCTCTTATTTTTGTAGTCAAAGACCCTTGGAAACTCGTGCTGGAGACTTTTCTCTTATCAGGGATTGCATACGAGGCAGAGCAAAGTTCAAGGCGAGACGAAATGGGCGCCGAAGCGCCCAGATTTTGTAATCGAAGACCCTAGAAACTCTTTGGTTCTTGTGGAGAGAGAGTTTAGTCTCAGTGAAGCATCCTAAGGAGCAAGTCTAGGCGAGATGAAATTGCGGTCAAACAGTATACTATCGGCCGCAAGATTTTACGTCCCGTTGGTCTAGTTGGTTTAGGACGCGGCCCTCTCACGGCTGAGGTCATCGGTTCGAATCCGATACGGGATACTATGGCTTACAAAGATCCAGAAAAACAGAAAGTTGCTCAACGTGAATGGTATGAGCGGAATGATATTTGCAGAAAGCGACGTGAACGTAAGAAAAGCATCCAGCGATTCTTACGTGCAGTTAAAGTAACTGCTGGGTGTCGAGATTGTGGATATGATGCGCATGCAGTGGCATTAGACTTTGATCATCGAGATGATGAAGAGAAGAAGTTCTTTTCGATCTTCTGAATTAGGTGCTCATGGTTGGAAAGCTATTGTCGAAGAAGTCATGAAATGCGATGTTCGATGCGCAAATTGTCATCGCGTTAGACATTCCGATGTCGTCTAATGGTAAGGCGCGTGGCTGTTAACCACGCTATCAAGGTTCGAATCCTTGCGTCGGAGCTACACAATACGATTGGGCCGACACAATCGTGCCATATGTGGTGTAATGATCGGCAATTGTATGAATACAATCATGAGGATAACACTAATGTAAATGCTATTTCAGCATTAGGGGTTAAATGATTGGGGAGTGTGTGTACCGAAGAGGAAGCTGCTAGAGGCCGGAAACGACTAGCAGGGATCAAGTCCGATGACCAGTCAGCTTGATGAATCCCCTGTGACAAGCGAAAGCCGTAGCCGAGGCCAATCTTTCGACTGTAGTTAACACATGGATTAAATCACACTTTATTGTGAAGTTTGTTATATTTTAAGCTTTAGGGGATGCGCATCTTACACGCATATATTTGGTTAGTTACCCAAGAACAGCGTAGAGTTGGGAACGGATTCTTGGTGAAATAGATAAATGTGAACTTCTTTGTGCCAATTGCCATCGCAAGGAAGAAATTAAGGAAATATGCTAGAGTGGCTGAATAGGCTCGCCTGCTAAGCGAGTGTGTCTTAACCGGCACCGAAGGTTCGAATCCTTCTATTTCCGTATGGTTAGGGTCGAGAGGCCGCGTGAGTTCGAATCTCACACTAACCGTAGTCGGTTGAAGCCTAGGTTCGCCGTGGGATAAGACTGATGAACGAAGGAATCGCAGCACGAGGTCGTGCCCCGGCTTTACGGGAGGCTATGGTATCCGATCCCATAGGTGATTCTAACTAGGAATGTGTCCGGGTGGTGAGGACGCTGCCTTGAAAGCAGTCGCGTCGAGAGGCGTTGCAGGTTCGAATCCTGTGCATTCCGTACCCGTGCGTATGAGGTTCAAGTCCTCATCATCAGGATATCCTAGGCTGATGTAGCTTAACTGGCAGAGCGAGCGGGCGTTATTTGTAGGGCAATGGATAGCGGGCCGGACTAGTTGACTCGCTACTCCATCCCTACTGCGCACACATCAAATCCCGAATGATCCCCTCCGTAATCATTGGAAGGTGATTACAATGGTAGATAGATCGCAGGGAGAACCGGGTAAGCCCGGACAACCGGCTGTCGGCCCGACCGGTGGTAGGGGCGGCGAAGGTGGTCGTGGTGGCGAAGGAACAGAGATTGGCGGTGCTGGTGGTGTCGGCGGCGAAGGTGGCGCTGTCTATGTCAGAGATTCAGTCGAAGACATTAGACAGAGACTAGCTGAAGCTGGTTCTCAGATCCGAAAGCATGCTGATGCTGCACAGTCTGAGCTAGACGCACTCAAACTTGTTGTTGAAGAGATTGACGCAAGAGTCAAGGTTCTAGAAGATCTACAGATTTAGGAAACGTGGCGAAATTGGTAGCCGCGCTCGCCTGGAAAGCGGGTTGGGTTGATAGCCCTTGGAGGTTCAAGTCCTCTCGTTTCCGTAACGAGTGTAATCCGTAGAGTCGGCTGTGGAGGTCATGGCCCACGGGCGCAGGAGAGGTTCATTACCTAACACTCGTATTCTTGGAAGATATCCGAATGGTTAGGGAACCGCTTCGAAAGCGGCTGCGTCGAAAGGCGTTGAGGGTTCGAGTCCCTTGTCTTCCGTAATGGCAGTAGTCTATGACCTACGTAAGCTGCTGCAAGTCCATGCCTCTTGATCGTAGGCCACTGAGGGTGGACGAATCTTATCGGCTAGGTCATGGCGACCCTAAGAAACCATGACCTACCAACTTAAACTAGTATGGCTCTACAAGGACAAGCTAAACTGGATTACATGCGTGATTACCAGAAGCGAAATCGTGAGAGATTACTGGTTGAGAAGAAGAAGCGTCGTGAAGAACAGCGACGTTTTATTCAAGTAGCAAAATCAAAACCATGTGCAGATTGCGGAATTCAGTATAGTACCTGGGTGATGGATTTCGATCATGTCCGTGGCGAGAAACGATACAATCTCAACAGACTAACTAAGATGTCTGCTTCTTGGCAGACAATCATAGATGAAATTGCTAAGTGCGATGTGGTCTGTTCGAATTGTCATCGAGAACGAGAACATAAACGAAGGGGTATCGGTTAACGGTAAACCAACGGATTCCAAACCCGTGACTGCGAGTTCGACTCTTGCTACCCCTGTAGGTGGGCCAATGAACGCATAGAGGGTTGAAATCACCCCGCTCGGCAAGATATTGTTCTGGCGAAATAAATTGGTAAGAAGGATGGAGCGCCCTTCCGCACTGGAGGCAGACATAAGGTTAACGCGCCACTCTTATAAGGTGGAAAGAGAAGGTTCGATTCCTTCCCGGTGCATATCTGTGCTATAATGCATCCATGCGTGAGAAAGCATGGCAGGAGTACTTCAGATCAGGGGACACAGAACCGCTGATCAAGGCGTATTGGGATTCTATTCAATACATGGCGTGGGATTTCAATGAGCGTAATCAGGACGATTTATTCCAGGTAGGATTGCTCGGACTAATCAAGGCGGCGAAGACCGTCGATGTCAAGCGCGTGAGATCTCTAGACGCTTGGGTGTTTTTGAACGTCCGAGGCGCTATGAGGAATCTCCGACGATTCAAGCAGGATTACTCCCTTGATATCCTCTACGATATCACTACAGATGAGGATAGTTTGGAGCGTCGTATTGATCTGAAGATCGCATTGGAGACTAGATCTATCGAAAAGGCTAGAGGGTATCTGCAAGGATACGAGCCGATGCGAGGAAACCCAGATGACAGCATAGAGAGATATCATCGCGGCAAGATCTCACTAAGAGCCTTGTCCGATGAATTAGGAATTAGTAAGAGGCAGACTTACAAGCTTCTCGGTAAGCTGCCAGATAGTTGGTAAAGATACACACCGGTAGCTCAGGGGTTAGAGCACCGCTCTGATACGGCGGGTGTCGGTAGTTCGATTCTACCTCGGTGTACTTTCTTGTGAAGACCAAAGGAACGTCTTCGGTATGTGGCGAAATTGGTAGCCGCATCCGGCTGGAAACCGGACAGCACTTTGTGCTTTGCGGGTTCGACTCCCGTCATACTTAACAGCGTATAGTCTTTGAGAGCAAGAAAAGATATCACTGATGATAATGCTTTGTGCGCATCGGTGAAGACTCGTGAACAACCTGCTGATTGGGTTAGAGACTAACGAAGATCAGGGAAACGACTGTATGAAAGCGCCCACGACATGTTCGTGTTCGGCCAAGGCGGTATATACTTGCTAAGTTCTCATTAGAGGGCCGTTATTCATCCGAGGCGGCGCCTCATGACTAGAAAGCTTAAGATCCTTTCGGTGATGAGCGTAGGATGGGCCACTTAGCGAAGGATGTAATCGCGTTGGGATTTGCAGCGAAAGTTCTTGTAGTTGCTCAGCTAATTCAACCAGTAAGGCACAGCGAGTCCAAGGGGATGTATTGGTTTCGACGTGGAACTGATGTATCAACTGCGATCCGTGTTGATCAGGCACGTAAAAGGATCAATCAAATAGAAGCAAACGCCATTAAGAGCGTATCGGCATGGCTTCGCGGTTCAGTCCGCCAGCCTGCCTTGGTTGCAGCATAACCAGGAAACCTAATATGCTGAGACAGTCGGGAAAGACCGGCACGTAAGTTGCAATATCCGTTGTAAGTTGCTACACTTTACGTAGCTATGATCGTAGTAAGTTGGTACTTAGGTTGTACGGACGCCGGTTCGAGTCCGGCCATCTCCATATAACGTGACAGGAAGGAAACATGGCTAGATTGAGCAAGGTATATGTGGCTTTCTTCCACGACAAGGGAAAGCGTTCTTTCGCGACAGAGAAGATTGCTGCCCGTAATTACGAAGCGGCTATGGAAGTGGCCGAGACATGGGCGATCAGCAAGTATCATGGTCGTGTAAAGGAAATCAAGATCGAGAAGTCCAAAGGAGAGATTCTACTTGGCGACGATTAATCAGTTGGTCAGAAAGGGCAGGAGCAAGCCGAAGCCGAAGAGCAAGGCACCGGCTCTGGACGCCAATCCGCAACTACGTGGAACCGTTGTCCGCACGATGGCTCTTGATCCGAAGAAGCCTAACTCTGCGAAGCGTCATTGTTGTCGCGTCAGGCTATCGAACGGCAAAGAAGTGAACGCATACGTCCCTGGTCGTGGGATGAACATCCAGGAGCATCACTCGGTGCTCATTCGTGGTGGTCGAGTCCCGGATCTACCTGGGGTTCGCTACAAGGTCATCCGAGGCACGATGGATTGCCAGGGTGTCTCCGATGAAGAGGGTAACGTTCCTCGCAGGCAGAGTCGTTCGAAGTACGGAGTGAAGAAGAACGTCAAATGAGTGAGCATTTCCATCAAGACGAAGAAGGTATCTGGCACAAGTGTTACCATAAGTCTCGTGGTTTGCTTACCAATTTGCAGTTCTGGATAGGACTCACTCTAGGTTTTCCTGTTGAGCATTTGCTCTGGGAAAAGGTTTGGCCCTTCTACCATCTCACAAGATGGTGGGGTCTATAGCAACGTACCGGGTGTCATAAAGTGGCATCAGTTCTGGAAAATCCAACCAGAGGCGGACATTAGTTTTGCTGGGCGAATGGGTAAACTAGGTACCTTGGCCGAGTGGTTAGGTATGAGGCTGCAACCCTCATTATGTCGGTTCGATTCCGACAGGTACCTCTGCACCACTCTATTCCTTGTTTGAATAGGGTCTATTGAACGCTCGTCCCGACGCGACTGCCATCGTTAGAGGGAGCAGCAAGCTGAGTTTGGCAGAACTAACAGGTAATATCGGTACGAATCCGAAGCGTTCAAATTTTGCCCCCTTGCTGGAATTGGCATACAGGAGCGGCTTAAACCCGCTTGCCGCAAGGCTTCAGGGTTCGAGTCCCTGAGGGGGTATTATGTACAAGTTATATCTCTGGATAATATCCAGAAGAATTAGATCAAGAAGATTAGAGCGACTATTACAATCCTATTTAGGAAAGAGATGGCGCTTAGGTAAGTTATAAGCCCGCTTAGCAGAATTGGTATATGCACTGCTCTCAAAAAGCAGGATTTTCTGAGTTCGAATCTCAGAGCGGGTACTTACCCACGAGTCTAGTAACATCTACCCCTAGGGCCATGAACAGGCGAGTCCGTGGTTTACTAGTGATCGGCGGTAGAACGTCTAGGGGCGTTCGAGATGTTGTTGGTGAGCGTGGGTTTACGGCCGTATAGCTCAATCAGGCAGAGCAAGGGACTTTTAATCCTTAGGTTGTGGGTTCGATTCCTACTGCGGTCAACGAAGGGTTCATATTCTATACTCTAATATGAACCTTATCTATTACAGAATAGATAGAATGCCATATAAAGATCCTATTAGACAGAAACAAGCACAACGTGAATCCTATCTTAGGAACAAAGAGAAAGTTTTGGGAGTAAGGGTCAGGGCGATTCAAAGGAATAAAGAATATGTCTTGAATTATTTGCTGAACAATCCTTGTGTTGATTGCGGAGAAGATGATCCAGTCGTGTTAGAGTTTGATCATCTACGAGATAAATCTTGGAATGTTTCTGCTCTAATAAAGAGAACATATTCTACTGATCGTATACAGGAAGAGATTGAGAAATGCGAAGTAGTCTGTGCAAACTGTCATCGAAGACGAGAAGCAGTTAAAGGTAATCATTTTCGCCTCATTAGCTCAGTGGACAGAGCACGAGCCTTCGACACTAGAAATTTGTTCGAATCAAACAAGAGACTATATGATGGATACGCTTGGTAGCTCAGTGGACAGAGCGGTGCGCTTCGAACGCACGTCAGTCGCGGGTTCGACTCCTGCCCAGGCGATGAAGATGAGTCCTTCCAGGGGTATATGTGGTCTGATCAGGTTAGGATGTTGGCCTAGAAGTAGCCATCATTTAAAGAGTGGGCGATGGCGGCGGCGGTGCGGCGGGCCGCATCATTTGGGTGGTCGTCGGTAAGCGTATTAGCGAAAGCCTTTGAGAATCAGAAGAATGCCACGGTCGGAGGACATGGATTCTGTGCGATCTGATGAAGACCAAGGAAACGTCTTTAAGCGTGTAGTCCTTTGGTGTAATAGCACACTATCCTTGACAGACACTATGTTTCGTGATACACTACATCCTGTGGCACGAAAAAAGAAAGAAGCCAAAAAGGAAGACGTAAAGTTTGCGAAGTACCTTCCGGGTGAAGCACGTTGGAAGGGTCGAGTGAACAAGACACGTCAAGATCGTTTGGCTATTGATGATAGGGATCGCGTACATAACGCAGATCGCGTAAGAAGTTTTTCGCAGAAGCATAAGCCAGCACGTTCGGCGGATTGGCTTAAGTTTCGCTAGAACATTGACAATTTAGGAAGAATTACAGGATGAGGGTGTGCCTGGTTCACCACTCGCCTTGGACGCGAGACATTCTCGTGGGTTCGAATCCCACCATCCTGATCGGGGACTGCTACTGACAAACGACCCAAGGGCTAACCCTAGCGGGCACGTTGGAAACGAGCGGCTGCATGCGCTGACCGCGCAGTTCCTAACTACTAGTTGTAGGATAGCTTGGTTATTCCACCTGTCTGGGGGACAGGAGATCGGGGGTTCGAATCCCTCCAACTAGATAACGGAATATGGGAAAGTCTGGTTTAATCCACTCGCTTCGGGAGCGAGAGATCGAAGGTTCGAATCCTTCTATTCCGACTGTCGCGGACACGCCGCGCAATCGAAGGTGCGTGTTATAATCAGCCCATTAAATCCTGGTTGAATGGCCAGTGGGTGTAGGAACGGTGTAACCTACTAAATCCTCCGCTGAAATGCGGGCGCTAGAGAGGTTCTTCGAGCCATTGACCTAGCGTGTGGTGGAAGCCGTACCTGCCGGATCGGCCATTGCCGGTTCGGGTGAGCCAGGTGGAGGCACGTCTAGTCAACGTGTCGAAAGCGTAGGGCAGCGCGGCGGTTGCTGGTGGTCGAGGGCGCAGCAACGTATTGACTAAATGGCCTGTCTGTTCGGAGCAGCGGGTACCAGCAGGGGTATGGTGTCAAAACCTGCCCCTGCTCTAGAGCGACGAGACATTGTTCAGTTACTCCTGATAGATTATCGTCGCTCATCTTTCCAAGGTACACTAATGGTAGGTGACGAGACTCTGAATCTCGTGGTGTTGGTTCGACCCCAGCCCTTGGAGCTAAGGCACATGGTAGGTACTCTTGGCCTTTAGGAGTAATAAGCCTGCCAACTATGCTCCCTGCGCACCGCCCAATTTACAGGCGGGAGGTGGGGGAGCGCCACTCCCCGGAGGCGATCACTTCAAATCTGGGGAGCCAAGGCCAGGGTGCGATCACTTGTCAATCTCTGGTCGCCAAGGGAGTATTACCTAAGTGGACAACAGGTTCCGGCTGTAACCCGGATGCTTCTAGCTTCGGAGGTTCGAATCCTTCTGCTCCCATCGTCACACAGCGGCACCAAGGCCATGCTCGCGAGCAAGCCAAGTGATCGTAACGTGTGACACCTTTCCGGGATCGTCTAATGGTAGTGACCTTGGACTTTGAATCCAATGATCTAGGTTCGAATCCTAGTCCCGGAGCTATGGACTATCCGGTTCATATCACCCTAAATCTTGCAAGTGTGATATGAGTAGTCGATCTGTCGTATTTCCATGGTTACGCGGCAGGGAGTGTGGGTTCGATTCCCTAAACCGCCATAGTGCGGGGACTGGCGAGATAGTTCCAGATTTTGGCCCGTTAGTTCAGCGGTTAGAGCGCCTGCCTGTCGAGCAGGATGTCACCAGTTCGAATCTGGTACGGGTCGTATGGTGCGCTAGGGGGAGTACTACCCCTAGCAGGGAGGTAGCTCGAAAGAGAGAGTTCATTCGCCGTGGTGAAGGGCGGGATGACAACAACATTGGAGTGGTAGTTCAATTCGGTTAGAGCACTGCCCTGTCACGGCAGAAGTTGCGGGTTCGAGTCCCGTCCATTCCGTAGTCATAGCCCTGCACGCCACGAGGGGTAGATAGTGAGTCTGGTCGGACTCCCGTTTGAGGGTAGATACAGGCTTTAAACAGTTAGGTACCATCGCGAGTAACGGCTTTCGTTCTATGACTCAGGAGAGGGATTGCAGAGGCACGGTATATGCCCCTTCTAGGACTTCACCGTGAGTAATACGCCTGGGTTTGGCGCAAGACAGATTCAGGCTCCATATCAGAGTCGTCTAATGGTCAAGGACTTCAGACTTTCAATCTGAACAATGCGGGTTCGACTCCCGTCTCTGATACTACAGGAGTTAGCATAATTGGTTAATGCCCCAGACTGTGAATCTGGACGATTTGGGTTCGAATCCCCTGCTCCTGATACCCTTTGGTAGCTCAATGGCAGAGCACTGCGCTGTAAGGAACGCAGAGGTTGCGAGTTCGATTCTCGTCCTTAGGTCTTCGCCGAAATAGCTCAGCGGTAGAGCACCTGTTTTGTAAGCAGGGTGTCCAGAGTTCGATTCTCTGTTTCGGCTTACGCCAGTGGATCAAGTAGATAGCACGAAGCCTTATCTTCGAGTAGATCCTCCTAAGAATAATCAGTCCAGTAAAATACGTTGGGCTAAAGATTACGAGCTTCGCCTGCTTGGTGCTAACGGATAGCATACTGCTTTGGTATAGCAGGGGAGACAGTTCGATTCTGTCAGTGGGCTTATGGAAGGGGTCTTGGGTTCGAATCCCAAAGTTAGCTTTGCGCTTATCAGACGTAGCAGACGCCGCACGGATAGCGTAACCGTGTCCTGATCGTGGGTCAGGTTATCTCCCACGCCACGCTAATCAGGTGTTTCAGGTGGCACACGTCTTTCGTAAGGACGGAGACAGAGTTCGATTCTCTGGATTAGCTTACAGACTCATAGCTCAGATGGGAGAGCGCTTCCTTGACGTGGAAGAGGTCACAGGTTCGATCCCTGTTGGGTCTATTGGGTAAGACTACAGAGCCGTGTGCAGCACGGTAAGGCAGCTAGCACTTGTCTTCCCACCATTTTATGGTATACTGTACTCAATGTGTGAGAAGAGAGAGAAGTTGATCAAGGAGATTGCCGAGGCAATCAAGCAGGCCGACCTTGAGATGGAACGTCGTCAAGATCTGTTCCATCAAGATTGGGATTGGCAGTTTGAGCAGAGAGCCGAAGCCGCATTACGTGTAATCGAGCGCAAGGCTGACGTAACTCAAGATAGGATTCTTCCTTGCACTTGTGGTCATAATGGATATGGAGCACATAAAGAAGGGTGCGCGTTATATGAACAAAGCAGACTATGAATATAAAGCCGGTTATGCTTGTGGTTTTTGGGCCGACGAATTGATCGAAGCGAAAAGGAGAGGATATTCTTCTTTTCATTATAATCCTGATACTCTTCGGGGAGATCCTAAGTTTGAAATGGGTCGTGCAGATGGCATCGGGGATCGTGAACTAGTTGATGTAGAAAATGATGACTCCTTTTTCTTCGCTTTTGATCAGAGCGGTTTTCCGTGGGGGAGCCATATAGAACAGGAGTTCAAAAGGCGAGGATATGAGTTTGAATACCTAGATATTTACGGCAAAGTCATCAAAGAACGTCCCGCTCCTATAAAATCCTTATTGCAGTCTTATCGTCTCGTCAAACCAAAGCAGGTATAGTGGCGGCAATCGTATTTCCGCAAACCTCGTATATTACCTCCGGGGCACGTAGGGATCAGGGAAGTGGGTTGACCTACAAACTAAGCAATAGTAGCTCAGACTGGTAGAGCGTCACCTTGCCAAGGTGAAAGTCGAGGGTTCGAGTCCTTCTTTGTCTGGGACTCCTACCTCGTAATAACTGAGATGGCATACAAAGACAAAGAGAAGCAGAGAGAAGCATCCCTCGCCTCTTATCATCGTAGAAGAAAGAGTGATATAGAGAGAATGAGGCTCGTTAAGAATGAAGCAAAGAAGCGTAGGCGCAAAGAGAATTCTGAGTACGTCAACGCTCTGAAAGCGCAACCTTGTGTGGATTGTGGGAATTGTTATCTACCATGTGTGATGGATTTTGATCATGTTCGTGGTGAGAAAACTAAGAACATCGCTTTCATGTTAATCAACGATACTTCTCTCGAAAAAATTAAAGAGGAAATTGAGAAGTGCGAATTGGTATGCTCAAATTGTCATCGAATTCGCACGCATCAGCGCAGATATAGTGCCAATGGTTAGCATACCAGATTGCCATTCTGGTGGTACGAGTTCGAATCTCGTTATCTGCTTGAAGACTATTGATAGAGACTAGAAACTCTAGGGTGCAAGTCCCTGGCTCTCCCATAGCTCTGTGTAGGTTATGGGTACACAGTGATAGTCTTCTCCAGCACCTATGATGTTAATGGTTAGCATCTCAGACTTCCAATCTGATCGTGTCGGTTCGAGTCCGACTAGGTGCTCTGAACGTCCTAGTAGCTCAGTGGATAGAGTGCCACCCTGCGAAGGTGGAAGTCGTTGGTTCGAGTCCAACTTAGGACGCTAGAACAGGGACATACGCAGCACCCGTTGATCCATGCGTCGTGGGTAACTCCCCGGCCGAAAATTGGGCGTCTTCACGGCGCAGAGATGAGCGGGTGTTGAGGAACTTCAGGACTACTGAACCGCGTGGTGCCAAGAGAGCGCGGGGAGCGTTTAGACGATGAGGGAGATGGCCGGTTAGCCGGTAATGCCCGTAATGATGTGTAGGGCTGATAGCGTGAGCGGGAGCCATCGCGTACCTCTAAGCGGACGATATGTAGCGATTCCAAGTTCGTCCTGAGCACACAGGACAAGGTAGGGAGCAGCCACTTTATCGAGACGGGTGGCCATTGGTCGAAAGCCCTTCAACGGACGTGAGGGTAGAGGGCTGAAAACCCCACGCTGACCAGTGAGATAGATGTATGTCATCTTGTTACTTGACAAGACACAGAATCCTGGGTATACTGTTCTAGATACACAAACCTCCGTAGCTCAGCGGTCAGAGCGCTGGCCTCATAAGCCAGATGTCGTCGGTTCGAATCCAACCGGAGGGAATATGAATCAAATTGATAAGAACAAAGTCGTAGAGGTTCCGCTTAGTTCTAAGTACCTTACTCATGATGGATTGTATATGGCAGGCTATCATTGGGGTCGGCATATTAGAAGTCCAGAAAGCGCCCCTAGTGGTGCGCCGGTAGCCTTTCTTCAAGGTGTTCGGGATGGATATGGAGACGGCTTGGAAGAAATCCGAGAAAGGATGAGATCAGGAACATGAAGAAGATAGATCAGAAAGCCGAAAAGGCTGAGCGTAACAAGATCTACGCGCTCAAGTTCAAGAAGAAGGAAAAGGAGAAGAAGGGCAAGCGCGAGGTTTCTCGTTTCGCCAATTGGTGCAGAACCGAGGGTCATGATCCTAGTTGTAGTTGCGCCTATCCTTCTCGCGAAGAAGTCATTGAGGCTTCACGCAGAAAGTAATTCCCTGTAGCTCAGTGGAAAGAGCATCTGTTTCCTAAACAGAGTGTCGGAGGTTCGATTCCTCTCAGGGAAGTATGAAAAGAAAGCTTAAGTGTGGTACTTGTGGTACCACCAAAAATAAAGCAACAGGCAAAACGCTCTACATGTTTGGTGACTCGCCTGCATCTATGATGATCCTCCCTGATTCTATCGAGTGTTGGGATTGTGGTGAGGCTCGTCGTGAGGCAGAAGAAAAGAAAAAGCAGGAGCGCAACAAGAGCCTGGTTGATAAGTTCGCTGTCGAAAGCGATAAACTAGCACGCGGAGTAGAGCACTGGTAGCTCGTCAGCCTCATAAGCTGAAGGTAGCTGGTTCAATTCCAGCCTCCGCTATAGAGTAAAGTGAAGGTTCAAGCCCGTGGCGTTCTTGCGCCACGGGCTTTTTCGTGCTATAATAAACTGATGGAGCTACATCATAGGAAAGCTAGAGAGATCTGGCGGGAGATGAGACTAGAGAATGGTATAGATCCTGATTCAGTCACTTCTAGTGATCCAGGACACCCCAAGTGGTCTACAATTAAGTACATCGGGGGATATTATCATGGTTTAGTGGGTCTTTATATTCCCCCTGATCGTCGTAACGATTCTAATAATGCCAAGGGAACTTTTGGCACGACTGAGGATGAGTGGGATATGGGTTATTGGGACGCTCAAGGAGATTTAGAAAATGGCAAATATAACTAAGGATTTGAAGGTTTTTAGCCCGCAGGGTGTGGGTATTGATCAGGGCGCGGTTGAGCAGATTGAACGCTGCCTAGAGCATCCTAACGCCGTTGCCGGTGCATTGATGGCTGACCATCATCTAGGCTATTCTATGCCTATTGGTGGTGTTGTCGCCTACGAGGATGCTATTTCTCCTACAGGAGTAGGATTCGATATCGCCTGTGGGAACATGGCGGTCAAGACTGATCTGAATATCTCTAGTTTCGGTTCTGAGTCTGCCAAGAGTGGGGACATCGTTCCTAATCCTAAGGTATTCAAGGGACTGATGCGTGAAATCCAGCGCCAGGTATCTTTCGGTATTGGTCGTTCTAACGCGAATCCTATTGATCATCCTCTCTTCGACAATCCTGTTTGGGTTGAGATTGATAACCAGTTTGGTCGTGAGCTAGAGGCTAAGGCTCGCAACCAGTTGGGTACCGTGGGTTCTGGTAATCACTATGTGGATATTCTCGTTGACGAGAAGGGTGCTCTCTGGATTGCTAACCACTTTGGCTCTCGTGGTCTAGGTCATACTATCGCTTCTGGCTTTATGGCTGCTGCCGCTGGTAGGAAGTTCACGGATCGCGTTCCTGAGTCCGAGGATGCAGTAGTTCTTACTAAGAATGACCCTCTAATCTACGAGTTCTACATCGAGGCTATGCAGCTAGCTGGCGAGTACGCTTATGCTGGTCGTGAGTACGTCATCGATCAGGTTCTTAAGATCCTCGGTGCTGAAGCTGTTTGGTCAGTCCACAATCATCACAACTACGCTTGGCTGGAAGATGGCAAGTGGGTAGTTCGCAAGGGTGCCACTCCGCTAACGAATTCTCCTGCATTTATTGGAGGTTCTATGGGTGATATCTCCGTGATTGTTCGTGGTCGAACGGCTGGTGGCGAAATGTTGCGCTGGACTCGCACGGAAGATGTTGGCGCATTGGGTTCTGCGCCTCATGGTGCTGGTCGTATCATGAGCCGCACAAAGGCCGCTGGTAAGTTACGCAAGATGTGGGTATGTCCTAATCGTAACTGTGGTAAGTTTGAGGAAAGAGCAGTAGCAAATACGCCTGCTTCTGCTGGTTCTCGCTGCCCGGATTGCAACATCGTTTTGCGCAAGGTTCGCAAGCGCGATACCTCTGATGCTGCTATCGATTGGACTGCAACCCGTCAGGATCTAAAGGATCGTGGGATCATTGTTCTGGGTGCTGGTGCTGATGAGGCACCGGGAGTCTATAAGCCTCTCGCTGAGGTTATCGAAGCACATCCTAACATCGAAATCCTACATACTCTTCGTCCGCTTGGTGTGGTAATGGCAGGTGCGGATGAATTTGACCCTTATGCTGATTGATCCTTACCAAGGACGATCAGATGCCTGAATGGTTCTTCGGTGGTAGCGAAAACTAGTATAATTGTTGGCACGTGATGCAGGAGAGAGGCGGACACTAATAGAAGACATCGTTAGAACAGAAATAGGAGACTTTCAGAGTGACAGAATTCGAGCCTACAGGGCTAGGAGCTACGATTTTCTCAGATAGGTACGCGAGAGAACCAGAAGAGACGTGGCCCGAAGCATGTGACAGGGTGGCCCGCCATGTGGCCCAAGCAGAAGATAATGGCAAAGTAAAGCAGTACACAGAAAGGTTTTATGAGCAGTTAGCAAGTGGTAGGTTTAGTCCTGGAGGTCGAATTTGGTACGGATCGGGACGCCCTAAGGCGCAGCTTCTAAATTGCTTCGTGGTTCCTACTGGAGATAGTCGAGAGGCGTGGGGTAAAACCGCTTCTGACACGATTATCATCAGTGGGCTTATGGGTGGAATCGGAATAAATCTCTCGCCTATACGTGGTCGAGGTTACTCGATTAAAGGCACTGGTGGCGTAGCTACTGGTGCTGTTTCTTATGGTCAGTTGATCAATGGCATTGGAGATGTGATCGTCGGCGGCGGTGGTCGAAGGATGGCTCTTATGTTGGCCCTTGAGCTAACCCATCCAGACGTAGAAGAGTTCCTCTCGGCTAAGCTAGATCGTGACGAGTTGAACAATGCGAATATTTCGCTGATCATCCCGGACAATCTTTCCACAGATGACTTTGTGAGAATGATTGAGAACGGGGAAGACATTGAATTAGAGTTCAATGGTGTTCCTTCTGGTAAGGCCATCAATGCTAAGTGGCTCTGGGATAAGCTAGTAGAGAATGCTTATGAGTCTGGGGAGCCAGGGGTGTTGAATGGTTATCTGGCGAATCAGATGAACAACCTCTACTATTACAAGTCGCTTGTTTGTACTAATCCCTGTGGAGAGATCTGGTTGGAACCTTACGGGTGCTGTGATTTGGGCGCTCTCGTTCTTCCAAGGTTTGTTTTTGACGGTAGAATGGATTGGGATATGCTGGAAGAGACTATCCGCCTAGGGGTACGATTCCTAGATAACGTTTTAACGGTAAACCATTATCCTATCCAGGAGATCAAGGATAATAATGAGAACGTTCGTCGTCTAGGATTAGGAGTTATGGGTTTGCACACAATGCTTCTCGAACTAGGCATGACTTATGATAGCGAAGAGTCTTTTTCTTTTGTGGATAAGCTTTTCAGTGTCATCAAGAACACAGCTTACGACACGAGCATCAATCTGGCCATCGAGAAGGGGCCATTCCCTGCTTATGATCCGAAGTTCCTGGAGAGCGGATTTGCTAAAACACTAAAGCGTGGCATCCGTAATAAGATCAAGGAGTATGGCATCCGTAACTGTGCTCTTCTGACAATAGCCCCAACTGGTACAACCTCTATGGTTCAAGGTGTAAGTTCTGGTGTCGAGCCGATTCCTTCACCTGTTTATTGGAGAAATTACTTCAAGCCAACAGATGATGGTACGAGGGTTCTTGAGCGAGAGCTAGTTGTAGAGGATGCATTTCACAAGTATCGAGACATCGTTCAATCTGCGATTGATATCCCGGTTGAGAATCACTTCCGCATGCAAGCTATTGTTCAGGAGCACATCGATAATGCTGTTTCCAAGACCATTAACATGGCAAAAGATGCTGATAAGCAGGAATTTTCTGCTGCATGGTTGAAGTATCTTCCGAGTTGTAAAGGCACGACGGTCTATCGCTTTGGTTCTAGAGAGAATGAACCGATTAACCCTGTTCCTCGTGAGCAATGGGATGAAGTTGTTGGACAGGATCATGCTTCAGAGATGAGTGTCGAGGAATTTATGTTTGGTGACTGTCCTGATGGAGCATGTTCTGTAGAACTTGTCCCGCAGAGTTGGCAAGATCGCGAGATTGTGCTAAAATAGACAGATGGCCAAAGTGGTGGTCTGCGAGAGCTTACTCAAGCCGCAGATAATCCCGGTAGAATCTAGTCAAGGCGATGGCACGTATTACACGGTCATCGCCTCTACTCTTTTCAATGATCCTGTCTGTGATTGCAGAGGATTTGAGTTTCGAGGGACATGTAGGCATATCCAGATGATCGAGCAGGCTAGATGTGATTTTCATCGTCTACCCATGGAGGAAGAAGAGCTAGGCCATTGTCCGCAATGTCGTAACCCGCTGGTGCTGTTTGAAATGGAGCCTGAGTTTGACTGATCTAGAGCCAGACAACCAAGAACGAATCACTAGTCTTGCTGAGTCGTTAAATATTTCCAGAAAAAGCTGGGATGACCCTGACAATCTTTCTTACTTTGCAGGATACTATGATGCTTACCTTGAATTCCCTCATACTCCTACTGGCTTTACTTCATTTTACGCAATGGGATATGAGGATGGAACGGGGGATCTAGACATAGATTTGGAAAATGAATAGAGAAGAGAGATTACAGCACATAGCCAGGGAACTGTACGAGGCCAAGTCTGATGAGAAAATGGTCAAAGAAGATGTGGGCAGGCTACGAGAAGAGTTCTTTAGACTTCATGATGAGGGCTTCAAGGGGCAGACTTATAGGTTGCCGGTGAAGACTATAGAGGTTCCCGATGCGTTCTTTGAGATAACCGATATGGGCATTGATGAGTTTGTGGAGTCGCGCTTCCCTAACTGGAATGTAGAGCACATCGAGAAGAATACGGCTTTGAATAAAACGGTAATTGTGTTGAAGCAGGACTATAGGTATGTTCCTGGTGTTGTGGATGTGCAGGATGGGGACAAGACGATTCGTGTTTCCAAAGAAGTTTCCGAATATACGCCTGAGATCGATTGGACTACCCTTAAGGAAGAGCGCCCTGATCTCTTTGAGCGTATCGCACAACCAATTACGAGCTATGAAATAGATGAAGTGGGTTTTTCAAAGCTGATTGATGAGTCACCTGAAGAACTAGCGACTCTACAGCGACACATGAGAGTGAAGCCGCCGACCATAAGGGCGACGGCTAGGAGAATCAAGACAGATGAATGACCAAGAGTTTTTTGAGCAGCGAGATAAACTGGCAGAAGACCTTTATGGTGATCGTTATCATAGGTTGAGTGCATGGGGCAGGAGTTCTGTAGATAGAGCAATAAGACAGAAAGTTTTTGAACCATTGCAGGGCAACTTGCCAACGCAGCCGGAAGCTGCTACACTACGACAAGAGAATGAGCGTCTCGCTCGTCTATTAGAGAACGCTCAGCAGGAGAGTTTGGAATTATGGGAAGAAGTGACGGAATTGAAGACGGAGTTGGCGACACTGAGATCGGAGTTGAACCTTCCCTCTACCTCGTAGGAGCGCCGGGTACAAAGAAAGACGAGATTGCTCGTGCTTTGGAAGAACGTTTTCCAAACAATCTTACTTATAAGACAGAGAATCTCGAAAATACACCCTACGCCCTAGGTTCGGTCGCGGACTATCGAATTGAACTTAAACTAGCGTTAGAACGAAGCTTAGAGAAGCCCTCTGGGGCCACCCTCTACACTCACTCCGTGCTAGACAACCTCGCATACCTCTCTTTTGCCATTTCTAGGTATCAGATGGGCACTGTGGGTGAAGAAACCGTGCAGAGAGCCGTTCTGGCATGGACTCTTACTGGCCTGATTCTAACTGACTCATTTAAGAACGATCATGTGTTTCTCTTGCAGGGTAAGTTTGATCCCGAGGATGACTATGAGTCGGCTGAACTACAGATCATTCTTCAAATGATCCTGGATCAGTATCAGGTGAACTATTCGATCATCGATGTGGATGATGATCCCGTCGAGAAGATCGCGGAGACTTTGGGGACGTATCTTGACTAAGAGAGAGGCATTTCTGTATTGGAAATCTTTATGGATTGAGCCAGGTTGTAATGATTCCTATGCGGCTGGGTACTATGGCTTTCTTCTTGGTGTGGCAAGAGAAAACGCTCATCGCGGTGATAGGCGTCATCTTTATTGTATGGGGTGGGATGATGCTAAGGGAGATTGGGGAACTTCATTGCCGCACAAGGAGCAAGCATTTGACTAAGGCAGAGGCGCTCGAATATTGGGAGGATTATTGGGCATTTCGGCGTCCAGGATTAGATCATAGAAGCATATCGTATATTGGTGGCTATTTAGTTGGACTCAGAGGTCATGCAAGACAGCAGTCTGGATACACTAATGATTGGTATATGGGATGGGATGATGCAAAAGGAGATTGGGGAGATTGAGACAGTTAAAGCCTACTGGAGTGATCTTTGGGAAAAAACAGAGGCAGCCAAAACGGAATTGGGTTTCAAATCTGATCATATTGAGGATTCTCAAGATTGGTATATTGCTGGTTATTGGTCAAAATTGCGTTTAATATCAAGAGAAGGTACATATTTGCGAGGCAAGAATAGAGAATTCTGGCAGGCTGGATGGGATGACGCTGAGGGAGATTGGAAAGAGAAACTTTAATCGCTAACTTGCGGCAACGCAAGATTGACGACACAACATATGATAGGATCACTACTCTTTATCCGGTAGCTGTAAGCTGCCCGACTTGTGGGGGTCGAGGAAAGTATAACCTTGATCTGCTTCCCAATGAGTGTGATTGTGAAGTACAAAAACTCCTGCAAAAGCACTACTTTGCTGCCAACATTGGTCGTGAGTACCACGATATTTGTTTGAAGGATTTTAGTGGCTCGGATACCAATTCTGTAGTGCCGGTTACGCAAGAGTACATTTCCAATTTCGAAAACAACTTCCACTATGGTCTGGGGTTGACCTTTAGTGGCCCCGTGGGCACAGGGAAGACCTTTGCTATGACCTGTGTGCTGAAGGAGTTGATTAAGCAGGGGGTGGATGTCTATTTCATCACCTTTGAAGAGCTAATCAATGTCTGGGGCAAATCGTGGCATGATGATGATGCCAAACGACTCTTGGAGCAACGTTTAAAAACGGCCTCTGTTTTGGGGCTAGACGAATTACGTACAGATCCGAGAAATGCGGGTGGATTCTTGGCCAATGGGCTAGACTCAGTGATTAGACATCGTACTTCTAACCTGCTCCCAACTTTAGTTACTACTAACATGAATCGAGAGGCGGAACTAGATCAGTTCGGCAAGGTTTACAGTCTGTTGTCAGCCAAGAACACAAGAGTGGAGACTCATGGTCATGATCGTCGCATGCGCGAGGTAAGGAATCGTAACTTCGAGCTAAATCAGCGGGGGGAACGAAGACCAATATGTTAAGATTTGTAGAAATGCTCCTAAGACCATTCGATAACGAGGATAGAGAGTTGATTCTGCGTTTTCGTTTGTGGAAATCAGATTGGTTTCCTTATCGCACTTACGTGATGGGCGATGAAAAGGAGTTTCTGGATATGTTGGATGGCAAGATACAACCAAAGTGGCAATGGAATAGGCCATGCAGGTGGATAAGATGACTGAATCTGCAATGCTCAATATCGAGAATGAATTTGTCAACCATCTTCTAGATCAGACCGATCTAGAGTTCATCCTGCGTGAAGGTGTATCTCCAGAGCTACTCGTGTCGCCTCTTTCGAAGAGTATCTACAATTTCGTTCAGCATCACTTCACAGAAACGGGCAAAACTCCCTCAAAGAAAGTGTTAGAGGCTGAGTTTTCTGCTTTCGCGTTTGAAGATCCAGAGACAACGGCGCATTATGTGGTTGATAAGCTTCGAGAGCGCTTCCAGAAGAACGAGGTTGGCAAGGTTCTAACCGATGTGGCTCAGGTGGCCGACAAAGATCCTTCTTTGGCCATGACAAAGCTGCGCGATAAAGTGTTCGAGATCGAGCGAACCAGTATGTCTCAGCGTCATATTTGGAAGCCGGGAGATCATCCTCTTTTCATCGAGAACTTGAAGCAGAAGATCCTCAAAGGGCATCATAAGGGTGTCTCGACAGGGTTTCAGGACATTGATTACTTCACTGGTGGAGTGAAACCAGGGAATGTGGCTTATATCTTGGCTCGTATGAAGAGGCAGAAGACCTTCTTGACCTTGAATTCATTTATACAGCAAGTTTTGGATGATCAGGAGCCATATCTCTTTACTCTGGAGAACACGGCAGATGAGATCAACCTGCGATTGTCTTGTATGCTTTCTGGTGTATCGTGGGATCGTGCTCAGAAGGGTCACTTGACGGGTCAGGATTATAGAGAGATTACTAGGGCTTGGGAAAGTTTTGATCAGCACAAGTATTGGATTGAAATGCCCCCTCTTGATGAGCGCACTGTGAATCACTTCATAATGAAAGCCGATAAGGTAGATGCAGGCCCGGTTTTGATCTCACAGTTTAAGTACATCAGAGGCACAAAGGAATGGTATCGTCATGAGTTTGAAGAGAATGCAGAGGTAGCAGTGGATATCAAGAGGGCAGCTATCCGTCCAGGAAACGAGCGCCCGATCATTGTGGAGGCTCAGTTTAACAGAGGCGGCGATTCAATGGAAGAATTGGAGGATTTCACTGGCTCTAAGGTAGGTTTGACTGACATGATTCCTCAGTCAGCAGACATTCTCTTTGGTATCTTTCAGAACAAAGACATGCGTTCGAACAACACGCTTGAATTTGGCATTCTAGAGAGTCGCAACACGGGCAAAGCTGCATGGTTTGTCACCTACGATTACATCAACAATACCCACATCACAATGCAGTCAGGAAGTCAACACTAATGGCTCAGTATCGTCACCCAGAAGATCACTATGAATGTACTTTGTGTGGGTGGACTGGCTATCCAGAGATCCCAGAGGGAGGATGGTGTCAGACTGAATCAATCATTTGCCCTGAGTGTGGAGAATATGATGATGAACCTTGGGTACCAATTCCCGAGCCGGATCTAAGGGGTTACTTTTTATGACAAGTCAACACAATGCGTAGAATACTTAGAACAGCAACGTATCGCATTGGTCGTCAAACATTAGAAGTTGAGGACGGCCCGCTTTGTCCAGATTGTGGATTTAAGCATTCGGATACGGCACATGATCGTTACTTTCTGACAATTAGGAATCGTACCTATCGATCTGAAGTAGAGATCTCCAAGGAAAGAGCGGATTGGTATTTAGAGAACCTTTAAATGTTTGATATTGGTGATAGAAAATGATGACACGTAAATTTAGACGTGGCATCAAAGTAGACGCTGTTGATTACAGTCATCTACGAGGCATTATAGACACTGAAGCTTTGCTTTCGGATCTTGGTGTGGACTTTAGCTTTTGGCATAAGGAGCATCAAGCCATGTGTCACTGTCCAAACCTCTATGGTCTTCATGAGAATGGAGATCGTAATCCATCCTTTGGCTTCAATGACGAGAAGCTCGCCTACAACTGTTTCACTTGTGGAGGCGGCAATGTAATTGAGCTAGTTCAGATGATGAAGCCTGAATACGCTCGTAGATTCAAGGGCGACACACAGAAGGATCAAGAGGCAATCACCTATCTAGAGCAGTTCGCAGATTTCAATCAACAGAGTGGCATTGCAGCTAAGGTCAGTGAGATCCTGCATGCTAAAGAAGAGAAACCAATGCCGTTGCCTGACTATCCTGCCGATAGCCTGTTTCAGTATCACAAGATACATCCTTATCTCTATGAAAGAGGCTTGACTAAGGATGTGATTGTTGAGATGCAGGTTGGTTTCGATGATGAACATGGAGCTATTGTGATTCCTCATTTCTTTCAAAACAAACTGGTCGGAATTCAAAGACGGCACCTTGCGCAGGACTCGAATGGTGACTTTATCTGCCCGAGATGTGAGCAGAATAAGAAGTCTGTTCCTAAATACTGGAATACACCCAACTTCCCTAAAGTCAACACACTTTATGGCTACGATCATATGAAGCAGGCGCTTGTGGAAGAGGATGGTCGTTCGGTGATCGTGGTTGAGTCGCCTTTCTCCGCGCTCAAGTTGAAGTCTCTTGGTTTCAATCGAGTTGTTGCGACTTTCGGGCAGTTCAGTAGAGAGCAAGGCATGTTGTTGATCGCTATTCCGACGATACTCTACTGGCCGGACAACGATTATGCTGGTCATCAGAATACGTGGCGCACAATCTCTAGTTTGGGACAATATACAACGGTTAAGATTGTCCCCGTGTTGCCTAAATTGAAGGGAGATCCAGGGGACTTAGAGACTTCAGATGAGGTTCTAAAGTACCTGCAAAATGCCTATTCTGCTTCGCTTTTTCCGTTATATTCAGCCGAAAAACTAGCAACATTGGAGGCTGTAGCGAACACTAATCAGAGTAGGTCTACTACGTCGAGGGATTAAAATGGGAATGCAAAAATTTGGTGATGTCGAGAAGATCGAGGTACTTCAGGGCAAAGAAGCACAAGTGTTGAACAAGCACATGAGCAAGCTGGGCAAGTACAAGGTCAGTGACTTTTCGAAGGATGAAAAGGAAGCACTCGCCGCAGAATTAGAATCTGTCCGTCCGAAAGAAGAAGAGACGGAAGATGGCTCCTAACCCATTAGCGGTTTGGGCCGCTGATCATGGATTTGATCCGATGGATAGTGATCAGCAGACAGAGCTAGCTTGGGCGCTGCTTGCAGCAGTCATGGAGCTAGAACACAAGCTTGAAGATTGTCGATTAGAGATGGATCTGATGGCTCGTATGGATAGCAACGAATAAGTAGTTGTTATAGTTGACAATAATAGAGTCAATGCTATAATAGAGGGATTTTCGATAGAGTAATAGGTGTTATGATACAACATGGAAAAGCTAGCACCTATTCAAATCGGAAATGTCGTTGTGATGAGTGTCGAGAAGCGTGGAGAATCTATCAAGGTGCGAGGATGAAAGCTAATCCTCAATATAGGATAGCTAAGCGTAAAAGGAGGAAGGCATATTTTGGAAAATCCCCGGAAGAATATCAAGAGTACATAGCCGCTTGGCGCAGGCAGAGGATAAAGGAGAATCAAGAATTCTTGCGGGAGTATAAAGAGAGTAAGCCATGTAAGGATTGCGGGAATTTCTATCCCGCAAGAGCTATGGACTTTCATCATCGAAATATCGAAGAGAAGAAATATGCAGTGAGTGGAATGTTACATCATTCGAGAGCAAAAATAGAAGAAGAAATAGCAAAATGTGATCTACTTTGTGCGGTGCATCATAGATTAAGGCATTAATGTTACTTGACATCTAGATCATAAGGTGCTATCATAGACAAGTAAACTCAATAGGAGATACATATTAGATGAGCACACGAACGTACCGTCGCGGTACTGAAGTAATCAAGGAATTAGGAGAAAGAAAGAAGGGTGGAAGTAGGTTTACTCCAAATATCTACTGGAAGCCTGGGGATGTGCGAACGGTTGCCTTCCTTACAGAGGCCAGTGAGATTCCAACTGTATTGATGCATCAGATGGTGAAGGTACCGGATGATAATTTCGATTCCGGGTTCCGCTATGAGAACATCATCTGCAAGCGCGACCCATCGATGATCGATGAGTTTAGTGGACGCTGTGAGCTTTGTGAGAACGTGAAGGTTGATCCCACAGAGCGCCAGATTGCTCTTGCTGTTGAGCTTGAGCCGGTTAGAGAAGGAAAGCGGGTTACTAGCTTGAAGGTCAAGACGAACCGCGTGAAGAATCGTGAAGGTGTCGAGCAGGATTATCCTCAGTGGGGATTGATCATGCAGGCGTCCTCTAACTTCTTCTCGTACTTTGCTAACTACAGTGATACCAACGGAGATATCCGCGAGGTAGCCTGGGAGATTCAGCGCGAGGGTGGTTCGACTGATACCAAGTATCATCCGTTCCTCGTAATGAATGGTTCTAGCGCTGTCCCTCTACCCGATCTCTCTGAGATCGTAGAGAACATTCCAACGCTTGATGATCTACTTGAAAAGATGGCTTCTGAAGAGAAGTATGCAGAGGTAGCTGACCTCGATCCTAACTCTCAGCCCTCATGGGGTGGGAAGAAGAAGGTTGAGTCGGGTAATGTCCCCTCTGGCGACAGAGCTACCGAGTTTGAGAAGATCAAGCAGGAAACGATCAACGCATACTAAGTGATCACTGTCATCACTGACGGTTCCGCCTGCAATAAGTCGAAAAAGGGTGGTTGGGCAGCCATTGTGCGCAATTCAACCACCCTGATCGAGCTAACAGGTTGGGCCGAAGATACTACTTCGAATAGGATGGAATTGACAGCGGCAGTTGAAGCGCTTAGAGCCATCCCTGTCCCCTCTGAGATCACTGTAGTTACTGACTCAGCTTACTTGCGAAACACGATGATACGCAAGTGGTATGAGCGATGGTTCACAGAGGAACGAAGCAAGCCTCGGCCCAATCTTGATCTTTGGGAAGCACTAGCTGGTCTTGCAAGTTTTCATACCATCACGTGGGTGAAGGTGAAGGGTCACTCTGGAGATTATTGGAATACCCGAGTGGATCACTTGGCTTCGTGGGCACGAACAGATAAGAAAGAGATGAGCAATGAGATCATCTTGGATGATTTTCAGTGCTCGACCCTGAATACTGAGTTTTGGCGAGACACACAATTTGTAAAGCGATGTGGGCTTTATGCTAATCATGTCGGGAAATGTGATTTTCGTGGACAGCCAGCAATCAAGGATATAGATGCCGACTCCATTACATAATCATACGCATGCCTCTGCGCTCGATGGTCTGGCTAAGCCAGAAGAAATCGTGCAGCGCTGCACTGAATGTGATTTTGGTGCGGTGGGTATCACTGATCACGATGTAGTGGCTGGTCATGTAGAGTTCTATAAAGAGGTATCCAAGTCAGAGATTAAGCCTATCCTGGGTATTGAGACATATCAGACGATTGAAAGTCGTTACCAGAACTACGGTGGTCTGAGCAAGCGCACTGATGAGGGTGAGAAGGAGAGGATTGATAACTTTCATCTCATCTTGATCGCTATGAATAACACGGGGTTGCGCAACCTGTGGACTATGAATTCTGAGGCTCATTGTACAGGGTTCTACTACAATGGCCGAGTTGATTGGGATCTCTTAGAGCGATACAATGAGGGTATCCTCTGTACCTCAGCTTGCGGGCTTGGTATGCTCTCTCAGGCGTTACGAAATAACTCAAATTTGCCCGATGTTCATGATCTGGTGGCACGATACCAGAACATCTTTGGAGATCGCTTTTACATAGAACTTTCTACGTATTCTGAGGCGTGGCAACGTGATATGAACTACCAGCTATCAAAATTGGCGGCTGATTATGGCATTCCAGTGGTTTATGCCAATGATGCACACTATGCTTTCTCTGGTCAATACGATTTGCATGAGACATTGCTCTGCATGCAGTATCAGGAGAAGAGATCGCAACTAGCTGAGCCACATCATACTCCTGACCTTTACATCATGAGTGAGAAAGAGATCAACGACTCCTTTTACTATCTCCCGCAGGCAGTCGTTGACGAGGCAATTGATAACACTGATGAGATTGCCTCGATGTGCTCTGTGACTATGCCAGAGCATCGAATGCATGTCCCGACTTTTGTTCCCGAAAGCAAGTGGGCTACGAGCCGGGACATGCTCTTTGATCTTGCGGTGGAAGGGTATGAAAAGAAGATTGCCGCACGTGGATTGCCGGACGATGTGTATATGGAACGTTTCAAGATGGAGATGGCTGTTATTACGCAGGCTAATTTGACTGATTACCTCTTGATGGTGCGGGATTTCATCATATGGGCCAAAGAAGAGAAAGAGATTCTCGTTGGCCCCGGTCGTGGTTCTATCGGTGGTTCCTTGATTGCTTATCTGATTGGAATCCATGAACTAGATCCGATCCGTTATGGTCTGATCTTTGAGCGCTTCTATAACATCGGTCGTGAGTCAAGTCTTCCTGATATTGATGTCGATTTCCCGACGTGGGCAAGAGAATTGATCAAGGAGTATCTGATCAAGAAATATGGCGAAGAGCATTGCGCTGATATTGGAACTATTTCGTCCTTCCAGGGGCGCAATGCCATCCAGAAGCTAGGTGTGGCTATGGAGATTCCGTACCCAGATGTACGAGCTATTTCTAATATCATCGAGAAAGCTATCGAGTCTGGCCAGCAGCCAAAGTGGAAGGATATCTATCTCAAAGGTGGAGAAACTCTTCAAGCTTACAAGCGTAGGTATCCTAAGCTGTTTGAGTATGCCGAGACACTTTTCGAACGTACTTCTAACTATGGTGTTCATGCCTCTGGATTTGTCATCGCTGACGTTCCGTTGAACGAGAACTTTCCGGTTCGCTGGAATACCAAGGAGAAGAAGCCTGTAACGCAGTGGGACATGCGTGTGGCTGAGGATCTCGGTTACATGAAGATGGATATTCTTGGGTTGCGTAACCTCGATACTCTGATGGAGTACAACAAGATCCTGAAAGATCAGGGCAAGGAGCAAGTTGATTTCTATGATGTGCTCCGCATGGATGAGGATGGGGAGTTACCTGAAGAGATGTGGGAGATGTTAGATAACGGTAGAACTGTTGGTGTATTTCAGATTGAGGATGCGGCTTATGTTAAGAGGATTACAAAGAAGATCAAGCCCAGGAATCTAGAAGAGTTGGCCTTGATCACAGCGCTTAACCGACCTGGGCCGATGAAGTCTGGTGCAGGCGACCGATACATCAAGGCTCGTCATGGAGAACCAACCAAGCCTCCGCACCCTATCTTTCTTGATGTCGCCCCCGAATCTCATGGAGAGATCGTATATCAGGAGCAGTTTATTAGGTTCTTTGAAGCGCTTGGTTACGATCCTAAGGAAGCTGATGGTATCCGTGCCATTGTGGGCAAGAAGAAGCGAGATGCGATGGCTAAGATCAAGCCGGATTACATCGAGCGTTTTAAGAAGATGGATTGGGGCTTTCAAGTTGAAGGGAGAGAACACCTTGCCGAAACGAAGACCATGGATATGTTTGTCCGTGCGATCATCGAGAAAGTCTGGGAGGATCTTGAAGCTTTTGCTGATTATGCCTTTAACAAGGCCCATTCTGTCGAGTATGGATTGATCTCTTTGTGGACTCTCTATGCTAAGTGGCTTAATCCAGTTGAGTACTATCTTGCTTCTATCCGCACACTCGTGGCTGAAGGAAAGAAGGGTGAAGTCCCCCGTTATGTGCGCGAGGCGCGTACACTGGACATCCCTGTGTTACCGGTAGATATGAACCGCTCTAAGGCAGAGACTTCCATTGAGCATGGCGGCATTCGTTATGGTTTTCGTGATATCAAGGGGATTGGGGCTGGTGTTGCACGATGGCTAATTGAACATAGGCCCTACACCGATCTGGATGAGATCATTGAGAAAGCAGAAGAGCCAGACAACAAGATCATGCTCAAAAATGGAGTCATGACCATGGCTGTAAATCGTGGCCATGTTGAGAAGCTTCGACGCCTTGTAGAAACAGATGGCGACGAACTTTTAGAAGCCGAGGAAGAACTGTTAGGGTATGCTTTGTCTGATACCTCTGCTAACATCCTGGATGATTATCAGGATGAGATCTCACAAGAGTGTGAGCCATTCTCTGAGTTGGACAAGATTGGTGTTCATACCATTGCAGGCATCATCACTAACATCAAAGAGACTAAGACCAAGGCGGGGAAACCTATGGCCTGGGTTACTATTGAAAGTGATGGTGAGTCTGCTGATTTTACTGTCTGGGATTCAGAGTTGACAAGACTTGCATTCATTTGGCGTAGACGACAAGCCGTGATAGCCAGAGTAAAGGTTAATGAAAGGGGGATGAATATTATCGGCGCAAAAGTATTGAATTCAAAACAAACTGTTTAACGAGAAGAATATGAGTGAACAAAAGAGAATAATTGACAAATTGTACGCCGAAATGAAGAAGGAATACGGCGACAGATACTTTCGAGCAAGTGAGGCACCGCCAGTGAAGGTTATTTCAACAGGAATTACCAGTCTAGATGTAGCTACCGGCGTGGGAGGTATCCCACGTGGCACTTTAGTTGAAGTCTTTGGTCGCGAGTCTGTTGGTAAGACAGCGCTAGCTATCTATGCTATGGCTGAAGTCCATAAACAGAACGGTTTCACGGGGCTGATCAATCTTGAATCAGACATCACTAAAGAAGGTTGGCTAGAATGGGCAGAGTCTATTGCCCCGGAGGGTTGGGATTCAGATCGTTGTCACATTGTCAACCCACCTACCTCTGAGACAGCAATCAAGTTGTTCAGTAAGTGGGTGTCTAGCGGCGGGTTTGATATTGTGGTTTATGATTCTATTGGAGCTATGTCAACTGAGAAGGAGTTGGAGATCGGAGAGAAGAAACAAGCTTATGGTCAGTCTGCTCTCGTAACACAGCTAATCAAACAGGCTGCGCACTATGCGTATGAGAAGAAGTGTGTCCCGATTCTACTAAACCAAGTTAGAGATCAGGCAACTATGTATTCTCCTATCGAGAAAGCCCCTGGTGGTCATGCTAAGGATCATTTCGCATCATTGCGTATTCATTTGAAGCCGAATTATCAAGAGTTCAAGAACAAGAAGATCAAAATGGATGACAAGGAGATCGCTCCAGGTTTTCGTGTGCAAGCTGAGATTGTGAAAAATAAGGTCGGTGCGCCACGTCGCTTTGCGGGATGGAACTACTGGAATTACCCATCACCCGATGGTGTAATCGGTATCGATACCTTTCAGGATACCGTTGACGTTGCCCTACGACAAAATGTCTTCAGGGCATCGGGAACATGGTACTATCATGATGATTTCCCCGATGGGAAACTTCAGGGTGGACAGAAGGTGATTGACTTCTTGCGTATCAATCCTAGTCTAATGAAAGAGGTACGTCAGCAGCTAGTTATGCAGGCATACCATACTACGGGGAGTGTGATGGATGACGAACCAGTGGAAGACAACGTTATCATTCATGATGGGGCCACTTCCTAACAAACCAATCAACGCTAATGGTCTATATGGATTGCCAATGGACGTGGCTATGTCTGATATTATCAGACAGATAAATACTACGCTTGATTCGCTTTCTGATAGGCTAAGAGCGCTGGAAGAAAGAATCGAACTCTTTGAGGATGAAAATGTCTAAGACAACTAGTACTACAACAGCAATTAATGAGATTAAAACTACTATAAAGGACTTGCAGAATTCATTGGGAAGTTCCTCTACGAATTATTGGACAACAACAACAGTGGGTGGTAATATAGCTCCCTCTTATCCAAGGAACAGAACCACTCCTTACACAAGTCCACCACAGCCACCACAACCATATGTAAATACACCATTTCAGCAACAGATACAATTTGATGATCCACGAGTAGATGGATTGCTTGAGAGGATTGCAGCTTTGGAGGATGCGCTGAGTGACAAGTTGACTGCGGTGATGGAACGCCTAGAGATGATCGAGGACGAACTTGAGGGCTAAATCTACTATGGGGATGGGCAAAAAGCACGAGGAAAGTGTCGTCAAGGAGTTTGAGTGGGCTTCAGCGTATCGTAGTAGGAGTTCTGGCGCCTCTTTTCATGCGCCTGTAGATGTAACGTGTGATGTTGCCGTGATTGAGTGTGAGGCTACCGAGGGACAGAGCTATAGTTTGAAGGAAAGCTTTTGGAATGAGGTAGTTGAGAAGCAGCATAGTGGGAAGATTCCTATGCTTGCTGTGCGCTTCGATAGAGCGGATCATAACGTTGATCTTGCCGTGGTTAGCCTAGATATGTTGTCAGGATTGCTGGCAGAAGTGGAAGAATATAGAGATGAGGCTCTTAGATCCTAGTGGACAGTAAAAAGCTACGTAAGACTATGACCGCAGGGCATGGAGCCATCCTTGTCCCTCACATTGAGGCATATCAACAGAAAGCTAAGTTTCCTACCGAATGGAGTATCACTATTCGCAATGAGAAGAAGGATGATGGTCATTTCCACCCGTCGTCTCACTGTTTCATGCCCGTTCGCGATCTTTGGCTTGATCGTCAAGGCAGATTAGCAAAGAGGCCGATCTCTCCTGCGTTGCGGAGGACGTTTGATATCGGTCACATGATCCATGGCTATCTTCAGTCCATTCTACTTGATATGGGACTAGTTAGAGAAGAGAACATCGAGCGCTACATCAAACAGATGATCTTTGGTGCTCATGGCAAGTGCATCGGCGCTGGCACTGGAGATCTCATAGATGTTGCGATCCCTGGTCATGGCAACTGGTTAGTTGACATCAAAACCATGGGGAAGACAGAGTTTGAACAGGGGGCTAGAGAAGATACCCTGAAGAAGTGGAATGCTCAAGTGAATTGCTATATGGATTGGTTTCAAACTACCAAGGCATTGGTGCTGGCGTTCAGTAAGGATTCTCCGCATGACATGAGGGAGTATCAGATCACCAGAGATGGTACACTGTTAATGGAAGTCTATAATCGATGGTCTTATGTGCAGCATTGCATAGACGAAGGGATTGAGCCGAGTGAGGACACCCTACTACGGGAATAGTCAGGTAAACCAAGGCTTCGGCGTGGGATCGACCATGAAATACTACGATCCTCACAGTTGGGGCTTGGACAAAGAAGAGTTACCAAGCGTAGATGACTTCGATCCTGAAGTGAAGTACACTCCCTGGGAATTAGATCGCTTTGCGGATGCGTATCTCTGGGAAGTGCATAAGACTAAGCCCTGTTGGCATGATCCTGTGGTTTTGATGCATGAACATTTGCATGAGCGCCACAAGCGAGAGGTTTATAACACAGAGGGCCGAGCGGATGCCAGAATCACCAAGGATCTATCTTCAGATCGGGAAACGATGTACTGGAGAAGCCATCCTAAGGGTCGTAAATTGTCTGATCTAAAGCAAAGGAAAAAGCATAAGGCTTCCTATTATCGTTAACCCCTAGAAAATAGCTCCAACAAGGAGCTTAATAAGTGGAAGACATTTTGACCAGGCTTGACAGTCTGGTTATATTTTTGCTATAATAAACCCATACGAGGTAAAATTGTAAGTGATAGTTGTGGGTATAGACGGCGGGATGGTGCGTCTAGGTTTAGCTGCCGTAGAAGGACATCCTAATAATCAGGTAGATCTTCTTTCGTATGATCTAATTGAAAACCCCAGAGGGGAAGAGAAGTACAATGCTTTTCTTGCCGCTGGCATCACCCGTATCACCAATACATTTCCTCGATTCTTAGATCAGATTAGACCAGACTTCATTGTCTCTGAGACTATCCCGGTGGGCAAACTTGGCTCCAGTGATAGTCAGGTGGTCGCAGCGGTAACCACGTGTCGTGTGATAGCCATCCAATTTGGCATACCTTGGCATAATATCGCTGCGAATACGGTTAAAGTGATCAATACTTCTGATGGCCGAGCATCCAAGACATTGATTAGGAACACTATGCTCTATATGTTTCCTGAGATTGCTGAGGCTCATGCAAAAGCCAAGAAGGATCAGAAGAAAGCAGGACTAAAGAGACGACCAGGACTTGCGCAGGATTACTTTGATGCAATAGCTGTAGCTGTTGCAGGGTACCGGCAATTCCACATGGAGATAAATGAAACAGAAGCGATGCAAGAAATGCAGAAAGCTTAAGCGAGAAACCCTTTTCTCTTTAGGAAAGGGAGGGCGGAACAATACTTGTCGATCATGTAACTATGATGGACTAACCGCTACGGACAAACACAAGATATTGCGTGAAGCATATCGGAATTACCTTTCTTGGAAAGATCTACTTATCTACGGCGGCGGTAGTGATTCTCCAGTAAAGGATCGAGAGGCACTAGAAACAATCACTCATACAGTCCCGAAGGAACCGGGCAGTGAAGAGTACATTGAGATTTCGATCTCGTTCTATGATCTAGAACGGGCATTGAAGAGCTTCCAAGGCGAGATCCAGAGAGAAGGTACGGTTCTATCGAAGAGAAAGGAAGAAGCATTCTATCTCAATGTCATTCGTGACATGTTGCAGAGAGATGTGGCCCAGAAAATGGGCATCACTACGGTATCTGTGGGTCAATACGTGGATCAATCGATGTTGCAGTTGGTCAGTTATTACTTTGGTGAAGACAATGGTGCAACACTATAATGTCCGCAATACGGACACGTAATAAATGACATGCCGAGAACACCTTACACCACAAGAAAAGAAGTCCTGGTAGATCTACCAGAGTTCGATGCATCGCGCACTGATTACTCCGATATGGAGTTAACCATGTATGCTGATCAGATGTTGCGCGAGGCGGGTGCTACCGAAGAATGTCAATTCCTGTTCCAGGAGCACATCGATCCTCGATGGCGAAAAGAAGTCGCGCCTACTGAGGGTACACCGGATGCCGCCATTACATTTAGTCTCTCACCAGATGGGCAGACGATGTATAATCGCCAGCATCCGCAAGGCCGCAAGGTGAATAGCGACCAGCAAAGAAAATCTAATGGGGCGTCTTATTACAGGTAAGTAGGGTGGGGAATAAGGAGAATAACCTATGCCTTGTATGAAAGATTACGGGAAGACTTGGGATTATCAGAGAGGTTGTTATCCTCATGTCAGAATGGTGTTAGTCACAAGGGATGGCTATTCTAAGTTTGAGATGAAGGAAATGCCTCCACCGGAATTTTGTAAAGTGATTGTGGGCACGCATACTTTTGGTATAGACGAAAGACGAATTAGATTTGTGAGGGAAGATGGCTAAGAATTCGCTCGCTGTGATTGGAGAACAGTTGCCGCTCAAGACAGAGCCACGTTGTCTTGTGTGTCAGTCGGCTCATAGGACTACCATTGACAAGTTGCTGGCTCTTCAGTTCTCGTACAAGAGCGTGGCTGAAGAATTGATGACCCTTGATCCTGATTTCAAGGACAAGGATTTAGACACAGTTAGAAAGAATGTCTCTCGCCACAGTCAGAATCATGTAGATATTCGGAGCAAGGCTATCCGTCGTCAGGTCGAGCAGCGTGCTAGAGAACAAGGCATGCTCATTGATTCAGTCGAGGGAAAGATTACTTCAGGTCGTGCTCTTCTCGACACCCTGATTTCACAAGCGCAGGAACAACTTGCAAATCCTGACGCAAGGGTTAGATACGCAGACGCTATCGAGGCAGTCAAGCTCCTGGAAGATGTTCAAAAGGCAGAGTTCCAGACGCAGCTAGAGGTTCTTCAGCGTCAGGTTTGGGCAATCTCGGAGGCAGTTAGGAACAAGGTTCCCGCCGCGCTCCACCCAGCCATTGTAGAAGAGGCTCGTAGGCTGTTTGATAATGAGCCACTAGAGATTGAGAAGAAGAAATGATAGATCTGCATGACTATGAAGCGGAGTTGATCATCTCCGCAGTGCAGATAGTTCAGCAGAAGTACGCACACAAAGAGGCAACCGGTGACAACCTGTTACGTCTTCATAATGAATTGGTTGATAGGCTAGAGGATCTAGGTTTTGGTGTTACCGTGGATGTCACGCCCTGTATGGCAGGAGAGTGGGCCACAGTTAGTATCGATTCCCGTCTAGATCCTGAGCCATTCGATGCTGAGAAGAAGAGATGGGAGGTTCAGCATCGAGACAGTCACCATCAGGCCGATCAGATTGAGGGATTGAGTTAATATGGGCTACCCTATGACATGGAAGAGGGTTATCAATCGAAACGGTTTGGCTGATGGAGACTACATGTCTCCACCAAAAAAGTATGCCAAACGAGTTAATATTGGTGACCTAGCTGGTGCTGATGATAGTGATGCGTTCTATAGACAGATGTGGCCTCATATCATTGAGAGAATAAAGGAATATGAAAATTCGGCCCGTATGTTAGCGGGAGATATCCGTCGATTAGAGGAAGATACTCTTGATGAACAATGAACAGGCTATTTGCTCTAGGATTGTGCGTCAAACTGAGATAGATCCAGATGTTGTAGCTGCTGTGCTTAAAGCATACATGGAGATCTAATGGCTCAAATACCCGATCTGATCGAGCAGTTTAGTGGCGCGATCATCAAGGAAAAGGTAGACATCATCACGTTTGCTGAGGATGTTAGGTTCCTTGGTCGCAGACTTTATCCACGCCAGCGTACTTTGCTGAAGATCATCTTCCTTATGGATCTGGACGACTACGATAAGGCTGTGATAGCTGAGTGGGAAGATCCAGATGGCGAGGTTACGCTCTGTCCGAAGGTCTATGATCGGATTGATTACCTCAAGGATAAGGGTTATCCACACTTTCGTACCATCCAACTAGTCGGAGGACGACGTTCTTCTAAGGGTTATTTGACGGCTATCATCGTCGCCTACCAAGCCTACCTAGCCACACTACATGAGGATCTTCACAAGGAATACAACATCCCTTCTGGTAAGGAAATCTATTTCAACATCATCGCGGATTCTCTTGATCAGGCAAAGGCCCATCAGTTTTCAGACGCAGCCGATGCCGTCATGGATACAAAGCCCTTCCAGAAGCAGCGTTTGTACGGCAAGCTGCTAGCCGAGTCTCTAAGTATTAACACTCCAGGAGATAAGAGGCGAGTCCAGGAGTTGCGTGCCGCAGGGATGAAGATCGAGCGTGACATGGGATCGCTGATCGTCAAGGCTAATGGTACTAACTCGAAGACTATTCGAGGGTCGGCTAGTATGATCTTCATCTTCGATGAGATGGCCCATCTAGTAGCGGGCGAATCTCGCATGTCTGATGAAGAGCTATGGAAAGCTGCCGTCCCGTCAGTAAACCAGTTCCGTGAAGAAGGTATGATCTTCGCTAATTCTTCGCCCTACCAGAAGCTAGGCAAGTTCTATGAGCTTTACGAGCAGTCTATGAAGTTAGATCCTCCTGAGGATGGCAAGCCAGAATTCCCTGACCAGATTATGATTCAGTTCCCATCGTGGGCATTGTATGAGGATTGGGAAAAGTATGACATGCCTATCCCTGCTGCATTGCCACCTGAAGAGGATTCAATCATGCGGTATGAAGAGCAGCGTGATCCTGTAGCATTCAAGGTGGAGAACCGAGCACAGTTTGCTGAAGTTGAAGACGCTTTCTTGCGTCCTGAGCTTGTAGATCGCATGTTCGATCCAGGTTTCAATGAATCTACCCTAGGTCATGAGGTTCGACCTACTGCTGGTGCCTCGGTTTGGGTCAAGTACAAGGGCCATGGCGACCCGGCATCCGTGGGAGCCAACTTTGGCCTTGCTATTGGCCACGTTGAAGAGATCATGAATGAAGACACAGAGATTCTAGAACCACATGTGGTCTTTGATTTCATTGATGCGTTTTATCCCGAAGACTTTAGAGATCCCGCATTCCCTGATCATCCAGGTACCATCGATTGGCTCGAAGTTATCCCTACTATTACTCAGTTGATCAATAACTTCCGTCCATTCGAGTGGACGTTTGACCAGTTCGATTCCACCATGGCTATTCAGCAGCTTACAGAGAACCTGCGCAAAATGAATATCCAGGACACCATTGTCTATGAGAAGCCTGCATATGCTAAGCTAAACCTTAGGCGAGCATACAATTTCCGTGCAGCATTAAACCTTGGCCGCGTTCACGCGCCACACCCCGAAACTTATAACCCGATAGCGACAAAGAACCCTATTGAGTTAGTGCGAAATGAACTTAAGTACCTTGTTGAGAAGAATGGCAAGGTAGATAAGCAGACTATTGGCCCCGTCAAGACGAAGGATATTGCCGACTGTCTGATGGAGGTCACCGACGCATTGATTGGTGACTCTCTAGGATCAATCTATGATCTTGGTATGACCCCAGCCCTAGGTATGCAAGTCAACCCTGTGGGTATGGTAATAGGCAATACTAACAGCTTCTCAGAACTACGAGAATGGTCTGATAGAAGAAGGATGGGTAAGCCTGTGAGGATGCCGGGACGTAGCATTGATCGCAGTAGGAAACACTAGAGAATCGGCGTTACAATATTTGCTTGCACAGCAGGAGGGTAATTAGGGAGATGATCATCGAAGAAGCGGGTAAACTCTACCATATTGATGAAGAAACGGGCTTGGTCACCGAAGCTAGCATTATGGATGAAGAAACTGAATCCATTGTTGGTGAGTATAGGATCGGAGATCGTGTAGAAGTCCTAGGCCATGCGGGAGAGATCATTAGTATCATTCCGAGTATCTATGGCGCAGCCTATGGTGTCAAATTTGATGGCGGTGACGTAGATGAGTTCGGTGAGACACAGTTGAAGCGATCTTCTGTAGAAAAGAAGACGTATGAGTCACCGATCATGGAAGTCTTTGGTCGTTATGAAGACTACCAGGAGCTACCTACCTATACAGAGGATGAGATTGAATCGAAGGAAGCTGAAGCACGATGGCTTAACCTTCAGGCTCGACAACTTCAAGAGGCTCATGCACAGCATGGTGTAACTCGTGATCCTAAGCTTGATGAGATCGTCCTAACTACTTCTTCTGACATCAAGGACATCCAGGAGATCCGTACGAACGCAGGGCTAGAATCGAACCAGCGCTATCTCTCTTCTTTCAACAAGTATAAGCTGGCCGAAGAGATTGATTCAGGCGCGGTGATGGGTGGATCTGATGACGCATCGTGGCTTTACACTGAGACAGATGACCTAGAGACAGTTGAAACTACTGACACAGACCTAGCTGTACGAGCTACAGAGGTCGTGGCTTTCTTGTCTCGTGAGCAGCTTGAAGATGATGAGTTCATGCGTGTCGCTGGCGCTTATCAGTATGAGTATCTCCAGATGGATGAAGAACAGAGGGGCATGTTTGATCGATTGCTTGCTGATGCTCGCTCTGCCAGACTGAAGGAACTTCCCACAGAGACTAAGACAGCTTCGACGTTCAATCTGGATGACGCTACGGATATCTATCTGTAAGGGGGCATCATGTATGACCTAACCGCTAGCGAGAAAGCTAACAAGATCGCTCTCTTGCTTGTACATGAGAGATATTCTAAGCAACTGGCACCCTTTGTAAAGAACAGCAAGACTCGTTACGACTACGTGCAGGACACTGTAGCAAAGATCATTAATGAGATCTGTAAAGAGACTGGTGCGGATGTTGATTGGGTAACTGATCGTTTCTCCGCTCTTGATGCTGTGTTAGTTGACAACAAGAATGTTAAGCATGAAGAACTAGACTCTAAGCCTGATGGCCCCTACACTACTAACTCTGAGGCTACGATTGAAGGAATCAAGAGTACTGATGTAGCTGATCGTGGTGATGTCCCTGGTGCTGGACGGGAAGAAGCTCTCAAGGCTGATGCTACTCAGGATCTCAACGAGGAAACTGCATCCGAGACTGGTGAGACAGAGGTTGATAACAAGACTGCTGCATTATTGAAAGAGGCGATGACTTCTCGTGACTTTCGATTGATTGCGGGTATTCTTGCACAGACTGGTGCGGATCAGAACATGATCGAAGCTTTTGCTCAGGCATTGGGACAGACTAACCCGATGTTTGACTATGAACGATTCGTTGCAGCCGCACAAGGATCTCCAATGAGTGGACGCGATGCTCCAGGTTACCGTCCTTACTCCTGCTTTCGATGCGGCGATGAGTTAGACGAGACTGTCAAAAACAGCAAGGTTTGTCTAAGCTGCAACCATGAATTGCTTAAGCTGGCTCTCCCTCAGCCCGATGGTACTGATGGTACGATGGGTATAGGTGCTGGCGCAGAAGGGCCAGGGGTTCAGGAGTTACCCCAGCCGGTAAACCCTAATATCCCATACGCCTGCAAGATTTGCGGCGCTGAGGGTGAGCAAGAGGAAATTCTTGCGCACATTAACCGTGATCATGCGGACGTATTGCAACGTCAGCAGGAGATGTCTACTGACAATATGGGTCAGGACAACCTCGGTGTTACCGCCCCTTTAGCTAGTACTAAAGAGTTACCTGTCCCTCTTCAGGGCACATTGGGGTGGGAGAAATGGCCCTCGAATAATGAGTTGCTTCAGCGTGTTGCCGAGCTTCTTGAGACACATCCTGAGATAGCAACAGAGCTTGAAGCATTGATCCAGCAGCTAGGCATCACACCTACAGCTAAGACAGCAGATGTTCCTCAGCCAACAGATCAATCAGCAGAGGTTCAACCTCTTCCTGAAAACCCTGGAGATAGATTTGATGAATACGTGCAGCGCCTAGCGGAGACGGCAGCAGCACGTAAATTCTCACAGTTGACCGACGAGGATATTCATTCTATCTCTAGCCAAATTGCTCAGTCTCCTGATGACATCAAGAATGCAATCAAGATCGTTGCAGTCTTTGGTGATCAAGTAGGAGTGAATGGTCAGCTAGGTGGAGATCCCTCAGCACCCGAAGGATACGAAGAGGTACCCGCGCAGGGATTAAGTGGTCAGCAGAATACACATGATGCGCTCGTGCCTACAGATTTGATTCTACAACAGGTAGCTAGCGATCTAAACATGTCTCCTGATCTAGCCTACAACATGGTTAAGGATAAGTACGGAGCAGATCTCCCCGACAAGTATCATGCAAGTATCAGTGGACAAGTCCACTACTATCTACCTTCTGGAATGGCTATGAATCAGCAGCAGCCGCAGAATCCAGAGGTCGGCCCTGCCGCGCCGCCTGCATCACAGCTTCAGCCAATGCAACAACCCATGCAGCAGCCGCAGAAGCCAATGCAACCCACGATGTAAAACGAGGGCAACGAGAGTTGTCATTCAGCAATACAAGAAACTATAAGAAGAGCTTGATCCCGAATCGTTGTGAGATTCCTGGTTGTGATTTCACAGCATTCGTGACTAGGCATCGCATCAAGCCAGGTAGGAAAGGTGGCAAATACATAGCCGGAAATGTTATAGGGCTTTGTCCTAACTGTCACATTCTAGCTGAACAAGGTGTGTTTTCACAATATGAATTGTTCCAGATCGTACAATATAGATTACAACAAGAACAAGTTGGGGGATTAGATGGATCTATTGAAGCAGGGGGAGCTTGATAACTTTCAGAAGCTTGCTCTCCATCGAGCAAATACACCAAGATCAGTCTTAGTACAGACCAACCATGGTCATCTTGGTAGCTCGCTCTTTCGTGATGCAACGCAAGAAGACTTGATTCAGGACTTCTCGAATCGTCGTGCGTTGTCGAGACGTACAGCATCGATGGGTGGAGACGATGTGTTTGCGGCTGTTCCTAGATTCTATAGTCCTATGGAATACTTCCAGGCGCAGAAGATCCCCTATAGAATCAACAATGATCAGGAACGATTCAAGCTTTATCAGTGGTTAGATCTGTTCTATCGAACACACTTCCTTATCCCTATTCTTGTGGATATCTTTACTCGATTCCCGCTTGTAGGTATTGAGTTAGACTGTCCTGATCCTGAGCTTAAGACTTTCTATGAAGATCTCTTCTTTGATCGCATGGATTACGAGCACTTCCTCGTTGATCTTGGTCGTGAATACTGGACGTTGGGTGAAGCATTCCCGCTTGGCCACTTCAATGAAACGTTAGGGATCTGGGAAGACGAAGAGCTAATCGACCCCACGATGGTAAAGGTACGTAGCTATCCGATCATTGGTGGCGAGCAGTTCTTCTTTAGTGCTGAAGGAATGGAAACTCTGCGCACTATCGTGGAGAAGAAGGAGCCGCGAGAGATCTATTACTTGCTGGAACGAGACTACCCAGAGTGGATGCCATTTCTGCGCAACAAGAAAGACATTCCTGTTAGTGATGTTTTGCTCAAGCAGGTAGCATTCAAGGTCAGTCCTCGCGATCTGCACGGTACTCCTATCTTGCTTAGAGCACTACGTACTCTGCTCCACGAAGAAAAGCTAGTTGCATCGCAGGATGCTGTAGCTGAGCGACTTTATAACCCTGCGATCCTAGTCCAAGTAGGTATTCAGGACATGGGTCAGAACAGAGGCCCATGGATTCCTACTCCCGCAGAGGTTCAAGATGTTCGAGATCAGTTTGATCTCATGCTTGCATCTGACTTCCGTCTGATGGTTCACCACTTTGGTATCCAGGTGCAGCAGATCTTTGGACGTGACCAGATGCCGAAACTTGATCAGGACTTTGATCGTATCGAGCAGCGCTTGATGATGACGTTCGGTGTTAATCCTTCACTCTTACAGGCTGGCTCTGCAACGCAACCTTACGCATCCTCAGCCCTTCAGGCAGAGTTCCTGAACCAGATCCTTAGAACCTATCAGCGGTTCCTTATAAACCATTACAAGCAGCGAGCGATGATCGTGGCTGAAGCACAAGAGCACTATGACTATGAGAAGCGTGGTGATTCTCGTGTACCGATCATGGAAGAGGTTCTAGAATACGACGATGATGGCAAAGAGGCAATCGTTGAGAAGAATAAACTTCTCATCCCTGAGATGCGAATGAAGGTGTTAGACTTAAGAGATGAAGCCACACAACGACAGTTCTTGCAAGCGCTCAAACAGCAGGGGGTTCCAATTCCTGATCAGGACATTGCTATGGGAATGCATTACGATTTCGTTGAAGCTCTTGGCAAGTCCGAAGAAGAGATGATCCAGAAGACTGTTAGCCAACAGGAGGCTAAGGTCAAGACTTATGATATCCTTACGGCAAAGGGTCTGCCAATCCCGGCAGATTTGAAGCAGGAAGTAGAGGGTATGTCAGGATTCCAGCCACCCGCACCGGGGACTCCGCTTAGCACGGGAGTAGATGTTCCGCAAGGTGGAGACATTGTGATGCCGCCGCCTCCTGGTGGAGGAACAGGCCCAATTAGTCCGTATGATGCTACTCGTGGCTCAAGACCCGAGCAATCTGATGAAGGTAATCCAATCCCACCGCCCGGTCAGGTACCGACACAGCCCTCGATCCCTGGAGTTCCAGGACAACCCGGTCTTCTTGGTATCCCAGGCGCACCTACGCCAGCAGTTTCATCCTCTGTGAAGAGATTGCCACGTAAGCAAGCACAAACATTCAGTGTTCCTGATTTAACAAAAGACTTGACAGAACCGTCTGATGATGCTACTATAGATCCAGATGGAAAAACTGAGTAGTGGTTCTGCTCTGGCCTGTGGTCACGCCCAGGTCATATCTGAGCATAGAACCAAATTATCAAAAGAAGGATTAGAGCAACCGGCTGTGTGGTGCGTCGAATGTGACGGCTGGAGCCGTGTTGTACCTGAACAAACGGAGGACGCTAAATAGTGTATGATGACTCTGACGGTTTAACTCTGACCGAGGCCGCAGTTGAACTAGGAGTAAGCCGCAATTCACTAAAGAAGAGATGCGACAGAAAGACAATCGAGTACTTCATTGATTCCAAGGGTGCTCGTCGTATTCCTCACCAAGTAGTTTCGGGGATCGGCGTACCGGATGCTAGAGCATTCAAGGGGTACAGCCTTGATCCCAAGTTCGATATTCCTAAGGCAGAACTGTGGGGCAACGGTAAGGCTCCAGTTATAGAACCTTCTACCACAAAACAGTGGGAGGTTGTTGTTGGGGTGAATGATATCCATGTACCCTACCATGATGACATTCTATTGAAAGCTGCATTAGAATTGGCCGCAGATGTCAGTCCTGATCGCTTTATCATCAACGGAGACACCAATGATTTCTTTGGTATCTCTCGTTACAATCGTGCTATGGAGAGGCTTGATCTACTTCAGACCGAGTTGGATCAGGGCAAGGCTGTGCGTCGTGCAATTCGTGACGCTGTGCCTGATGCTCAGATTGAAGAGACGTTGGGCAATCATGAGGAAAGGCTGCTAACCTATCCGGGCTTCAATGCACCGGCTCTGCGCAGTCTTAACTCGCTTAAGCCGAACGTGTTGCTTGGTCTAGACGAGTTAGAGATTCGACACTGGCCCACGAATGGCTTTCGTCTTCGTGATGACTTTCTTGTCGAGCATGGTGCTACCATTCGCAGTCAGTCTGGAGCCACTGCTAAGGCTCGCCTTGATGCTACGTTGATCTCTGGTGTCATGGGACACACTCATAGGATGGGTGAGTCTAGGCGTAGTGGGTATCGTGAGCTAGCTTGGTTTGAAACTGGCTGTCTTTGTAAGCTGAATCCAGATTACTTTCCGACTGAGGCAAACTGGAAGCAGGGTATCTGGATTGGTACGTTTTCGACTCAGACTAACAACTGGAATGTCCAGTTGATTCCTGCTGTCGGTCGTGGATTCATCTATGACGGTAAGCACTATGGTGATACTGCGACGGAGCTAGACATCTTCGTAGGGCCGTTGCCCAACTTTGAGGCAGACATTCCCTCGGATTATTCGAAGTACATCCTGGTCACGAGGTAGTTTTCGCGGCGCAGGGAAGTCTCTATGGTTGTCAGAATAGTAAACAGGAGTAGACGATAAGCGGACAAGAATACAACGAGTGGATGATCAAGCACGAATATCCTGCTCTAGGTGATAAGATGGTTGGAGAGATGGAAGCAGAAGGTATTGTATTTGAGCTACATGAAGAGAATGGGATAGAATTCCCGCAAATAAATGCAGCCAATTGGAAGAGGGTGTCAAGTGAAGAAGAAGAATAAAGCCATGCAGATCGCTGTCTATGATCTCGGTGGTAATCCTCTATCTCAAGCAGCGATTGAAGAGATAGAGTTGGCTGTCGTTAAGACGATCAAGAAGCTAAAGACCGAGAACAATTCGAAGTATACAACGCTCGCTCATACGGTGGTGGTAGAGTGATTTTTAAAAGCAAAAGAGATAAGCCGATATACGAACAAGAGGTAGTTATTCTCTCTAAATTATGTAATGCTGTTGGAATTCTTGCACAGAACGGTGATCATCCAGAAGCAAGAAAGAAAGCCAATCGATTGGCTAACGAAGCGATGGATATTTTGGATACATTGAGATCACCTTGGAGGAATTTGTGACCAAGTTGGATTTCGGACGTGAGATCCGTCTAACTGATGAGAACACAGGTGGACAGAAGGGAAGCAAGCTAGCAAGACTTAGCCTCATCCCTATCTATGCACAAGTAGAAGAGGCAAAAGTGTATGGCATGGGTGCTGAAAAGTATGCCCCGCATAATTGGCGCAGAGGCTATCCGTGGTCATGGTCTTATGATGCTATGCAAAGGCATCTTGTTCAGTTCTGGGCTGGCGAGGATCGAGATGAAGAAAGTGGACTTCCTCATTTGGCTCATGCTCGATGGCACACCGGGGTGCTACTAGAAATGTGGCACTATAGTTTAGGGACTGATGATCGGTTTATTCATGAGGCAATCAAGGCAAGTACTAAACTGAAGTCGCCTCCGAAGAATCTGTCCAATAGGGGTGGATAAAGTGGGAAATGCCGATCTATTAAGAGAATTAACTAAGGTTCATGACACTTTACTAAAGGTGCAGGCACATCTATATCATAAGGATGCTATGAATGCGAATTTGCATATGTCAGACAAGGTGTTGTCCACTCCCCTGTATTCAGCAGTGGAAAAAGCACTAGAGACAACCAAGTCTCTTATGGGGACTCTGATGTTGGAGGAAGATTAAGAATGTTAATCCAAGTGGACGTTGACAGCACACTTTATGATGCTGATGCCCTCTTTGATGAGCTAGCAAGGGAGAATGACATCGAGTGGCCGAGGCGAGCTAAGAGTTGGCTTCCTGCGTATGAGATAAAGCGCTTCGATGGTACTCCCTGCACTGTAGAGGATCTGAAGAAGGTCTTTCGCATTGCTCATTCTCGCGAATGGGTCATGCAGAATAAGCCCTACCCTCATTCAGTCAAGGTTCTTCAGGGCATCGTGAATGACTACCCGGAAGCAGAGATCGCGTATGTTTCCGACCGTAACGAACAACAGACAGGCTCACTACGTGAATGGCTTGATGAGAAGGGATTTCTTTTCAGCGATGACACTCACGTGGCAGCCACTAAGGACAAGCGTCATTGGATGCGTGAACGTCGTCCCGAGGTAGTGATTGATGATCGTGTTCGTACTATGTTGATGGCCCGTTACGAGCTAGGCTCGTATGTCGTCAGTCTGGAGCACAATCACAACACTAACCTGAGGAACGAGGTTGAACACATCTATATCATGAAGGATTGGAAGGGCATTGATGAAGTATTGCGAGAAACAATCCTTCCTAAGTTACAGCAGAAAGCTGTGACTAGAGAAAAAGAACTATCATACTAGGAGACAATGGAAGAGAATAACGATCTAAACGTAGAGCAGGATGAGCAGGACGGACAGCGTATTCCACGAGTACAGCTAAGTCCTCATCCGCTTGGTGGGTTGTCGGTAATCGTGCGTGACCCACAGGGGCAGACTCTAGCTACTAGGATTGACTTGCCCGAGGCAACAATTCTCTACTCTCATCTAGGAGCGCTGATTACCATGGCGTTCAATGAGATGTATGTGCAGGCTGCTCAAGCATCAAATCAAAGTAAGGTTGTAGTACCAGGGAGGAATTAATGCCAGAGACACTAACACTAGCTGAATTGGATAAACGTGTAAAACGTCTGGAAGAACGTTATCCGGGCATCACTGTTGAACAGATGTATACGTTCTACACTGATCGTGCCATTGGCACGAAGGAGTTCCGCAATTTCCTTGCCAAGCACGATCCTATATTTGCTGAGGTACGTGATACCAGTGTGGACGATGAGATTGATGAAAATGCTCGTCGTATTCAGCGAGAACGAGAGGCGCAGGCAAGTGGGCTTAGTATGATCGGCAAGGATGGGCAGGTTGTCAACCCCGAGTAAGGGTTGCGCTAACCTGCTAAGTCTGCTATCATAGACCTATGGCTTATGCTAGCGAAGCAATCCTAGAGAAGATCCTGGAACTATCTGCTGACGTGGAAGCATTAAGTGTGCAGGTAGCTAACCAGGATAAGGTCATCACTGGTATGAAGCATTACCTCAAGGTGGCTGCTGACTATCGCAATGATGATCCTGCTCAAGTATTGGGTGCGATTCAGGCTGCGCTTGGTGAAGCCGCAAAGTATGAAAAGACCAGAAGGGTTAAGCGAAAAAAGAGGAAGTAGATTTGAGCTTATTTAATCGAGGGCCAGAGAATGAATCTAATCTGGTGACCTACTACTTGGGAGAGGATGATCTTCATCCCAAGATTCAAGGGGCATTCGAGTGGTTCAAAGAGGATGTCCTTCCATTTTTCCATAACGATTGTCAGGATAAGATCATGCTTGCTGGTGGAGCATTGCGATCCCTGTTTACTGATACATCGATCAGAGATTACGATGTTTATGCTGACATAAACACCATAGAAAAACTTAGTGACAATCATTATGCCGTGTTGGCAAGCAAACATGGCGGCTGGACTCGTATTTCTAACACAGCACGATCTTATACTTATAAGAGGATGTTTTTCAATCCTCTGGAACAGAAGATTGATCATTCTCTGGTCAACTTCATCAAGACTCCATACGTGACGCCACAGTCTGTAATTGAGACGTTCGATTTCACTGTTTGCATGTGTGCTATCACAAAGGATCAGATCACCTATCATCCAGACTACTTCGTAGATCTGGCAACACGTGTCTTGCGTGTCAATAGTTTGGAAGATCCTTTGAGTACTCTTTGGCGTGTACAGAAGTACAACAAGTTGGGGTACACAATGTCACAAGAAGAGATGTGGAAGACCGTCGAGGCCGTGCATGATCTGGGCACACTGCCAAGGATTGTAGATGAGGGTGAGAAGACCAAGGCATCTTTGAAAGAGAACGTAATGACTTTGGAGGAAGTCTTTAGATCATCATGACACAAGGAGAGACAATTGAGAGCATGCGCTATGAGTTAGGGCGCGACTCTGCCCAGAAGGGAGAGCCACTCCATGAGGGAGCATCGGAAGAGTTCTATCATGGTTACACCGATGTGAAAAAGAGCGCTTGGTCTGGCTCTTCTAACGTCATGCCGAGAACATTTGCCAGGGGAGGTAGTCAGCCCGAGGAATGGGTGTGTTTATGCGGTCATCATAATCCACGTTACGTTCAAAAGAACTGTTGGAAATGCGGAGTGGCTAAAGTCGTTGTCGAAGAAGCAAAAAGGACACACGGCTAGATGGTAGGGGCTTTCTCGCGGCAGCGAAGGGGTCTAATGGTTGTCAAAAGAGCAAACACAGGGAGATAGTATGTCAGTTACAGTAGATTTCATTCATGAACTTCATGGTTCCGGTGATTGGACTTATGCCTCCTTTATAAAGGCGATAGAGACTGCACAGTATCCTGTCATTAGAGCCTTTACATGGGACTGTCGTGAGTTCAAGAACATCGAGGATGCTCAGTTCTATTTCAAGGGAAGCATGGCACGTGAAACTGTTCTTCATAATCATCAGGATGGTGTCTTCCACCTTCGTAGAGATCATGGGGAAGTTTCTGTAGTCGTAGCTGCACACTCTCATAAGCGGTGTCAGGAGCTACACGATAAGGCTAGGGAATTTGCTCCTGAGTATCAGAATTCATCAGAGAGAGAAGTATCTGTTACCTTTTGGTCTATGTCTGCCAATGGCCCGATGTCTGTGACTCGTTCTTTGGATGTACCAAGTTGGGATGAGATCAAGATCAACTATACGGGCGATGTCAAGGAAGAACTAGACGAACTGATCAATTCAGAGTGGCGTCCTACGAGTGGAGGTCAGTTGATTCTTTGGCATGGTGTCCCTGGTACGGGCAAGACCACTGCGCTTAGAGGATTGGCTCGCGAATGGAACAATTGGTGCGATATCCATTACATTGCAGATCCCGAAGTGTTCTTCGGAGATCGCGCTGATTACATGCTCAATGTGATGCTCGATAGGTATGACACCGAAGATAATCGGTGGCGCCTCTTGATCTTGGAAGATTGTGGCGAACTGATTGGAGCCGATGCAAAATTGAAGTCAGGCCAGGGGCTATCTCGGTTGCTTAACTCTGTTGATGGACTGATTGGCCAGGGATTGAAATTCATGGTCTTGATTACTACCAACGAAGAACTTGGCAAGCTGCACCCTGCTGTTACACGTCCCGGTCGTTGTCTGGCTCAGGTAGAGTTTCGTCCTCTGGATCATGATGAAGTGATCCAATGGCTCAAGGCCCACAAGGTAGAGTACGATGCTACCGGTGGTTTGACCATTGCTGAGTTATATGCACGAAGATACAACTTCACTAACAAGGGTAAAACCAAGGTCGTAGGATTCGGTTAGGCCGTTTTCGGCGGCGCGGAGGGTTCCAATGGTTGTCAGTTTAGCTAACATGTCTAGAGAGGGTTTAAGCATAGAAAGGATGCTAGAACAATTGGAGTATAGATTGGGATCTCTTGAACATGTGTATTGCGCAGGGTATTGGTGCGCATATAATAGTCGGGCGTTTAGGCTTAGCTCTCACTTGCCCGATCTTCATCAGAAGATATGGAAACAAGGATACGCCGATGGCGAGGGAGATATGCAAAATGTTTGTTAGGCCCATAGCGTTAAGTTTCGATGATGTGCTCTTAGTGCCAAAACGCGGGATTCTCGAAAAACGTGCAGATGCCGATATTGGCTCAGAAGTCGTTTCTGGCCTAAAGGTCGAAATTCCGATAATCAGCGCTCCGATGCAAAGCGTTACAGAACGCGAAATGGCGCGAGCTATGAATTATGCCGGGGCGTTTGGCATAATTCATCGATTCCTCGATATTGATCAACAGGTTAAGGAGTATCTGGCCGGTTATCCTGCTGGGGCTGCTATCGGGATCAATGAAGGGTACGAAAGATGGGAAAAACTACTAGATGTCGGCTGCAACGTCATATGTCTCGATGTTGCGCATGCACATCACGATTCTATTGAAACTTTCATTAGAAATGCGGGCACAGACCTTGTTTCGAGCACTCAACTGATCGTCGGAAACGTGGCTACGGGAGAGGGTGCTCAGTTTCTCGCAGATTTGGGTGTAGCGGCTGTGAAGGTCGGGATTGGCCCAGGAGCAGCTTGTACCACTCGTGAAGTTACTGGATTTGGTTTTCCACAGCTTCAGGCTATCAGTGAGGTATCTAATGCTATTTACGATTGGGGTGTAAAGATCATTGCTGATGGAGGTATTCGTAACTCTGGCGATATCGTCAAGGCTCTAGCTGCGGGGGCAGATACAGTCATGATCGGTCGTCTCTTTGCGGGAGCCGATGAATCACCCCATCCAGGGATGTATTGGGGGATGGCTTCACATCGAGTGAATGGCCATCATGCCCCAGAAGGGATAGAAGCCATAGTAGAGCGCACAGGGCCAATTAAGGATACGCTCAAGTCGTTGGCATGGGGGATTCGTAGTGGAATCTCTTATGCGGGCGCTAAGGATCTTGAAGGATTGCGTGAGAATGCAGAATTTGTCATGATAAGTGGTTTGGCATTCGAAGAGAACAAGACTAGAGTATGACAGATGTAATGGATGAAGTGCGTCTTATGCGGGAAATTGCAGAGAATCTTAGACATGAGCTAATACAGGTCAAGTCTGAGTTACAGATTGTCAGGCGAGATATTGCTGGTATTTTCGGGGAGCTAGAGGATCTCCACAAGCAAATGACTGAGCAACGCAATTCTATGGATGACAAGTTTGGTGCATTTACGGAAAGGATAGATCAAGTGGAATTCAACATCGAGGATATAGAGTATGATCAAACAGCCAGATAAAATGATGCGTAGTTTAGATGACCCAATCCTTGGAAGAGTTGTAGACGGTGCTATTGATCATATTGAGGCATTAGAGGATCAAGTTCAGGCTCTTCGAGAGCGTAATGAATCCTTGGAGGAAGAGATCCAGTACGCCAATTTGCGTGTATCTGAGATGGAAGAGAAGGTACAAGGGTTGGTAAACGATAAAGCCAACAATGATGATGAAGAGTATTGGCAACAAATTCAGAAAGCTTTGAATGATCTAACGGATTTGAATGATCGAGCGGCAACAAGTGAACCCTGGGTAAACGATAAAGCTCCCTGGATTCCCTCTCAACAAGAGATGGATATGTTTACTGAAGAAAATGATGTAGAGAAAACTGAAGAGAAGCCGGAAGGATTGTGGCGAAATGCGGCGAGGCGGTTGTGGTAGGAGAAGAGATCAAAGTGTTGGATCACGGCTTTGTCCGTCTAGATGAAGCTATGGCTTCTGATCTTAGCGTTGCGAATTCTGCTCGTGTGTCCTTTGGTGCTCGCCATACTGAGATGGAAGAAGGAGATGACAAGTTGATCGTCTACCTGATGCGTGAGCGACATGGTACGCCGTTCGAGCACAATGCATTTCGCTTCCACGTCAAGGCTCCAATTTTCATCTTCCGTGAATGGCAACGACATCGCATTGGTAGCTTCAATGAACTCAGCGGTCGCTACAAGCAATTCCTCAATCCAGATTTCTACATCCCAGAAGATTTCCGCTCTCAAACAGGTAAACCAGGAGCGTATACCTTTGAGAAGTGGACTGGAAACACCAAGCTGGCACAGCATACTATGTTGAATCACTTCAAAGATTGCTATGATCTGTACCTCTGGTACATGGAATCGGGCATGGCTAAAGAACAGGCCAGGATTGTGCTGCCGCTCTCAATGTATTCTGAGATGTTTTGGACAGTGAATGCTCGTTCACTGATGAACTTTCTCTCATTGCGTAATTCGGATCAGGCGATGTGGGAGATTCAGCAATATGCTATGATTGTAGAGGAACTATTTGCTGAAGAGATGCCTATAACGCATGCGGCATTTGTGGAACAAGAAAGGATTGCACCGTGAACATAATGAGGAATGCTCGTTTCTTGAAGATATATATCAGTGTTTGGTATGCCTTTAGTTTAGGACTTCTTGTTTGGGAGACATGGCGTCATGAGATCACGCTTTCTGTAATTCAGGCTCTTGTATTAATTGTTGCATCTGTTCTGCTTGGTCATGCATGGTGGCCAAGGAAAGAGGTTGAGATGCATACGCTAAGAGTCCCTATGCCTCCTGAGTATCCTGCTGACAAGGATAGCCATAATTATAAGATGGGTTACGAGGATGGCAAGGCTGATGCTCAATCATTGGAGAAGGTGCCAGTGGGTACGCCGTTTGATTGGGATGATATGGGGCCATATCCATGATCGGTAGCCTAACTGTTATCACAGGCCCAATGTATTCGGGGAAAAGCGAGGAACTGATCCGTCTGCTTCGTCGTGCCGCGATTGGTGGCAAGACAACTATTCTGCTTCGACCTAACATTGATGATCGTTATAGCAAGAAGGATCTCGTATCTCATGCTGGTATCTCACACAAGGCCCATTCGATCAAGCCCACGGCTGATGAGATTTGGGTGGCTGGAACACATTTTGATGTGATCGGTATTGATGAGGTTCAGTTCTTTGAGAATCAGGATTGGACAATAGAGTCCACCATAGATTTTCTGATAGACAGTGGGAAAGAGATTATCGTCTCTGGACTCGATATGACGTATCGAAAAGAACCATTTGGGCATATGCCAAATCTTCTAGCTATGGCAGATAGGGTGTTTAAACTGGATGCTGTATGTCATAGATGCAAGGGAGTAGCTACATTGACACAGAGACTAGTCAATGGTAAACCTGCGCCTCATTCTGGCCCAACAATTCAGATAGGAGGGGAAGAGAGCTATGAAGCCCGATGCCGCGAATGTTTCGAATGACCCTATTGAACGTCGTTTGAATGAGATAGAGGAAGTGCTAGTCAGTCTGTCCGGTAGAGATCTTGTCTATTTCTGTGGCTATTGGGACGCATTCGCGAAGATTCAGAACTCCAAGTTTCCCAAACCAGATGAAGAAGAGGAATGGAAGAAGGATGATCTCTGGGAAACCTATCTTCAAGGATTAGAAGATGGCGATGGTGATAGGAGAGAATACGAGCAACGTGTTGGTTCAAAGCCATAAAAGCGCGAGAACACGAAGCCTAATAGTTGATGGGTGAAGTTATGACAACTAAGGGCAAGATACGATTCCCATATCCTCCGTGCCGCATCGGGCTATTCTCTGAGAAACCCGTTCGCCATGATTTTCAGATTGTGCTAGACTCTGAGGGCCATGCACTAACCTATGTGCGTAATGGTGTGACGTACTACAAGGTGCGTTGTACTGAATGTGGACTTAACGATCCGAAAGGACAATTACACTAATGATTCAACCGACTCCCCCGCCAGAGAAGGAACCAGAACCTCCTGCATACGAATTGAAGGAGTGTCAGAATTGCCATGGCGAGAAGGTTGCGCTAGATAAGAGAACAGCTAAGCTTGATCTTATCGTTCTTGTTTGCCCTAGTTGTGATGCTATCCCGGTATAATCACAATTTGGGGGCAGATATGTCCAGGAGTAAGGGAACATTCCCTAGGTATTCGAAGGTTGATGTAGATCCCGAACTATGGCCTCTGCGCTATTGGGACGCATCTAGATTTTGTGAGTCGTGTGGTACTCGCTGGCCTAATACTCATCTCTTTTCAAAATGCCCTACTTGTGATATCGGTACAACTATCGATGAACATAGCGCTCCTGATATGCGCTGGCCTGATGCAGTGAAGTCATACCTCGCCTCTCGCTTTGAAAAGCTTTATGAAAGATACAATGAGGGTCGCACGGATCAAGAACTGATCTATGAGGATGAGAAGAAGAGCGAAGACTTCGATTTTGATAAGATTGATACAGAAATCAAGAATTCTGTGACGCACTAAAGCGAGCATCAGCCTCCACTAATAGGTGGAGGTTAGAATGCTCGAAACTCTTTATAACAAGCTAGAAAATGCACTAATCAAGCGTGGTTCGCATCCACAGCCCCTTGGTTATCAGAAGCCGAAAGATTTGGATCACATTCAGAAGTATCCTCTTTCTGCGCTCTCTCTAACAGAGATCCCTCGTGTGCCGATGTCGATGGGTATCGATTGGTACTCAAACTTCGATCAACCGGAAGCGGTTCAATTTGGCTCACTCACTAGGTATTTCGTGGGACGAGGTAAGCTCGGCCGTATTCGTGGTGGTCACTGCGTCTGTATCAAGAGCGGCAACTTCTCTGACCGTCTACAATGGTGGGATTTCTATGATCAGGGTGCTGAGGGTGCGTGTGTTGGATTTGGTAACTCACGTATGATGACATTGATGAATCGTGTCCGCTACAACCCTTGGTGGCTTTGGGATCACTGCAAGATCATTGATGAGTGGGCAGATACCAATCCTGGTGATGATAATGGCACTTCTGACCATGCGGCTGCTGACGTTATGAGAACCCAGGGTATGGTCAAGTGGGATAACTCTATGGGCAGCCTGTCTTGGCAAGAGCGTGATGCTATCATTCCCGACCCTGCCGCTGGTATTGCTGCTGCTCGATGGGCGCAAAGTGTAGATGAGATCCGAGATGTATTACAGTCTTCGTTGAATGATCAGCTTCAGGCCATTCCGTTCCTTAACTCGTGGGGACGTTACTATCCACACATAACGTGGATGCCATACATTGTAGTAGAGAAACTCATAGATGATGGTGGCGAATTCCTAGTTCCGACAGATCGATGACAGATCTACTAGGGAGTTTTGAATACTCACAGTTCAACGTTGCGACTGAAGAGATAGAAGGGAAACTGAATGAACTCATAGCGTGTCGCCATGAGTACCCTATGTGGCCCACTCATGGCGACCCTCCCTTCGATATCTACGAAGAGATGCTCCATACTCCGATCCGACATACGTATTATCGCACGACTTTGTGTGTCTTACAGGTGGTACGGGCACTCAGAAAGCTGGCTTAACCGGCTGGTAATAGTTGGAATTCTGAATCTAGGTGGATTTATATGGCAGATGGCTCTGAGGGTCTAAGACGAGGCTCACGAGTAAGTTTCTGGGGCACGATCAATGCATCAAATGTAGCGGTTGGTGAATCAGTTAGTGCCAATGCTGTCTCTAGGGCAGTTCAGGTTGGACGTGGCACGAATATGTTTTGCTGGTTCGTTAGCTCTGATGGAGCTTCATCGTTTCAGCTTCAGGCAGCCCATGTGGGCGAATTTTCGTCTCAAGGGACGGTTCCTGATCCTGATGATATCACAAAGGTTTGGCACGACTTGTGGTACATGGGGAATAGTGCCAGCGGCAACTCGACTAACAACTTGATTACGTTTACAGGCTCGGGCACGATTGCGTCTATCATCCCTGACTTTGAGCCAGATTGGGTACGCATTAAGTGCATTACAGGCACTACTGTGACTGTGATCGCAGGATTTGAAGCTTGGGGCGATTAATTCGTGGAGATCTTCAAGATATCTGAAGACTCGAAGAGTTACACTCTGGGGTGGAATAAGCCTCCAGGAGAGAATGCAGGATATCGTTTTCGCGAAGAAGGATTAGCAAAAGTTCCTCATACATGGGATACTGAGCGAAATCAAGTACGTGTCGAGAAGGGTCATACCTCTTACACCATAGAGGCTTTGTCAGTAGTAGACACTGGCGTTTGGAGTCCAGTTGCAACAAGTTCTGAGTTTGGTGTAGGTCTTTTCGGTGTTATGAGTTTTAGAGCCACATTAAAGGCTCTGATTAGTTGGGCAAATATCTTTCGAGATTAAAAGGTTAGAATGGCTTCAAATTATCCCAACTCTTTAGATACTTTTAGCACATCCCATCAAGATAATGTGGGCGAAATTGTTCATGCTAGCTTTATCAATGATCTTGATGATGCAGTAAACAAGATCGAAGCAGAGCTTGGCACAGTTCCGAAAGGAACCTTTTCAACTGTCAAAGCACGATTAAACAATTATGAAGCTCCTGCTCTCAATGCCCAAACAGGGACGGCCTATACACTTGTTCTTGGAGATGCAGGAGATATTGTCAGTATGAGTAATGCCTCTGCTAATACTATCACGATTCCTACTCATCTTCAGGTTGCATTTCCTTATCCTGGTGATGGTGGTGTGAACGGTTGTACACAGGTCACTATTCGTCAGGCGGGGAATGGCACTACGGCGATAACTCCCACATCAGGAGTTACTTTGGTTGCTCGTGGATTGACGACAGGAACAATGCATATGGCTGGTCAATATGCGTATGCAACGTTAACCAAAGTAGGACAGAATGCTTGGGAGCTATCTGGAGATATTGTTCAGTAAATGGCTAGACCGCAATTCGCAGCATCTCGACGAAGGACAATTGCTCCTTCTGTCTTCTTTGGCGAAACCTTAATAGGTAGTGTTGATTCTCTTGCTACATCAGATAGCAAGAATGTGTTTGCTGCAACTGCGCCTGTTACAGGGACTATCAGCAAGTTTACAGGATACCTGTCTGGTTTAGGAAGTGGAGTAGGAAGTCAGCCATTCCGTGTAGTGATTTACGCAGATAGTAGTGGAAATCCTGGTGCGCTTCTAAAGATTTCTGATGAGGTTATTATCTTAGATTCTTCTGCATTTGCTTGGTATGATTTCATCTTGCCTACCCCTCTAGCTGTAACGGCTGGAACTACTTATTGGATTGGGTATTACATTGGTTCGCCCAACCAGGGCAGCCAGATCAAGGGCTTTTCTGGTTTTGGTCTGAAGTTTAATACTAATAACTACGCTTAACGCAATGGCAACCGTCAATATCACACCTAATAATGTTACGCACACGTTACCGAATTACTTTTACGGGTTTAACGTTGCGCCGTTCTATATGGATGATGTTTATCTTCCCACATGGAAATCTCTAACTCAGCCTCTAAACCTTGAAATTTTCCGTGCGCATTGGTGGGGTATTGGACTTGGTAGTGCCCCCGCTCCGTTTGGAGCAGGGAATCCGTTGGTATGTCCAACTTCATGGACTGAGGCTCCAGCCGGTTCGGGTCGTTACGAAATAACGAATAAGGCGATGGACGTTTGCCGTGAAAATTTACTGCCGAATGGTGGACGTACGAAGTTGATGCTTGAGGGCACAGCTGGAACGTCGTCTCCACGTCCCCATAACACTGATGATTATTATGTGTTGAGTAACTATGAGACGAACGTCAATGACTCATTCTCTCCTGCTGGTATGGCGGGGTGGCTCAAGTATTTCGTAAACAGATATGGTCTGAGCGAAATATGGGGCCATGCTCATGTAAATGAACCAAACAACAATCACAATGATGGTACGGGGGGCGGAGGTAACTGGTACCAAGATGATCCATTAAGTTTTCTTGAGGATGAAAGATGCCGTAAATGGTGGGTGGCTCATCTTAAAGATTATTACGGCCCCGCAGAAGTCGCCCATCCCGAAGTCCCTAAGCTGCTACTCAACTATGCAGGAGTGGGAGCGGACAGCTACAACGTTAATCAGATACAAGAGCAGCTTGACGGTACTGGTGATAGTCGTGGATCAAATATGGGCTATTTTGATGTATTTGATGCTCATATATATGGTGGTAGCGGTATTTCGCAACTTAGACTTAACAAGCAGTGGTATCTTCCTTATACGCCGAACACAGGCGCCGAGTCTACAGGTAAATCTGGATATCTAGCTGGATTCAACAAATATAGAGAACTGCTTGATGCTAGAGCAAATTCTAATCCGGCTTTAGATGGACGCCTAAAGAGTATGGCCATGACAGAGGCATTTCATAACTTTAGTGTAGCTGATGATAACTGGAAATGTGGACTTGCTGATATTGGTGTAGCAATGATTTCGGCTCTCAAGCAAAAAGATTGGAATCTACGGTGCCTGATCTATCATTGCTTAAGCAGAAACACCACTGCTTTGAATGCTAGCGACCAGAATGCATATTTGCTTGCTCTTAACGGGGGGAATAGACCAGGCAATCTCGTAGGTACAGCTGCGTATTATGTTCAGAGACAGATTGTTAGCCCATATCTAACTAAATATAAGAGGCAAGTTCTTACAACTGTAACTGGCTCTGGTGCAACACCAGCTTCTACCTCTAATAATTCTATCGATAGAATCCATGCAATCAGCGGATTGAGCGCAGATGGTACTGTATTGGCCATTTTAGTAATGAACTCGGATCTGTCAAATACAGAACAGCTGACTATCAATATTGGCACAACTTCAACTGGCCCAATCACAGGCGTGAGATTGCCGAATGGTCATATAACAACGCCGACTGCTGGCGCTTCGGCGTTGCCTAGTATTACGCCGTTTGGTGTCGGCGCATCTTCGTTTACCACCGGTGTGGGCGGTGCTCCCACTTTGGGGATAGGCGAGGCGTTGTTTCTGTTAGTACCAATTCCAAGTGCGAGTAACCCATTTGGTGCAGCAACTACGAGTAGTACATTAAATCATTATTCCCTTTATGGAACCTACGAGTAATAAGAGAGATGGCAGTTATTATCCGGGAAGATTTCGAAAATTTTGACTCAAGCCTTTACACTGTCGTGTTTGGCTCGGCTGCTACCATAAATAGTACGGCCGCAAAACGGGGCAGCAATGGAATGTATATCAATTATCCTAGCTCTGGAAGTCAGGGTGATTTCATTTATCGTCCATTTATCACGACGAATTCAATTTTTGCGTGTCGTATGAGTATCCGAATAGAACAGGCTCTACCCTCTTCTTCGCAAACCTTTTTTGAGTTACAGAATAGCACCAATAATAAGAGTTTCTTCATGAGAATGACAACTACCACTCTTGATATTGCTTTCTTTGATCTTCTTTCTTCGGCGTCTATTCAGAATTTCACTTTTTCGACCGCAACATGGTATGACATTGATATGAAAGTCGATTTCTCAACCACAACCTGGAAAGCTGATTGGAAGGTAAATGGTACTAATCAGACTCAAGCCACGCGCACTTCGGCAAATACTACAGCCGGATTTATCCCTGATCGACTTAGATTTGGAGTGGGAGATTCAGTGGCCAGAACAAAGGTGGTTAAAATAGATGATGTGTGGATGACGGATAATGGTTCATCTTATCCAATGGCTTACCCTGGAGTCTTCTTGAAGCCAATCTCTGATATCACAGTGGGCGATTATGTACCCACTCCATCGTCGCCATCTACCCTATATGACAAGCTTGATGAAAGTAGCGCCACCAATTTGGATGCTGACTACATCTCTGGTACCAATACTACTGAAGTCAAATTCGGATAAACTATGCCTCTACAAGTTGAAAAAGGAACTTTTACAACCCCCGGTTCTACGGGTAACGTAACCTACAATCTAGGTGGGAATTTCAATGCATCTCAGCCGCTTAAGGCTTTGATTCTTTGGGGCACCTATGCTACGGCTGATGGCGATACTGGTGCAGACATCATCTATACAATGGGATTTGGTACTTATCGTTCCTCTACTGTATCTCAACGTTATGTCAGTATGTATGCACAAGATACTAGTACTCCAACTGTAGTTTCTCGTGGGAAAGGCAACAATGCTATCCTTAAGGGTTTTACGGGTCTTTCGCCAACAACTGATTTTGAAATCAGATTAGATTCTTTCACAAGCACAAGCTTTACCTTAAATCACTTTGATCTACCGGCCACTTCTTCTTTGGTATTTCATTATTTTGCCTTAGGTGGATCAGACATTAGTGATGCTCTTGTTGGAACATTTACCTTGAATACATCAGCGGGTACTCAGGATGTTACTGTCACTTCAGGTTTTGGTAAGCCAGATCTTCTCTTCAACTTTGATGGGGCTGTTACTACCGTAACCACAAATGTAGATGAAACGGGTCGTGCTGGGATTTATGCGGGTATTGGAAAGGATGATGCCAATCAATGTGCTTCTTATTTCAGTTTGGGCCAAGGTTCAACTCCCAATAATGATGAGGCTTATCAACGTGCAGATCGGTTCATTGCAGGAGTTACTCAGGGTGGTGCTCGACATGAAGCTTCTTTGACAGCAAAGTCAAGTTGGCCTACAGATGGATTCCAGATAACCAAGAACACTGCGCCTACAGCAAACCGCGATGTTTTCTTCTTGGCATTGAAAGGCAATCTTCAATCTGCAATGGGGGAAGCAACGGTTCCAACCTCTGTGGCCCCTCAAACCAATACACATAGTGTTTCTTCTCAGAGTGTAGCTCGTGGGATTTTTACATTTGGGAATACTTTAGCTGCAAGCACCAGCTTTATTACTTCGGATTCTGGAAACCTTGGAACTTTCTGGATGGGCGCTTCAGATGGAACTCGTGAAGGGTATGCTGGATTTTCAGAACGAGACGGTGCGACTGGAATCGTTGGTTCTAGACATCAGTCCACGACCAAAACCGTGAAAATGATTATCCCTGACACTTCAGGTGAAACAGGTACCCTTACATCAGAAGCGGATGCGGCATTGTCTCTTAACAATGCTCAGTTGATATTCAATGACACAGACACAGTTGCTCGTGCTTATATCTATCTTGTCTTGGGTGATGCTCTTGCTTCTGCATCCTTGAGTACAACATACGTCAGATATAGAATCGGGAAGAATTTAAGCTCAGGCAACGTAGATATGACAGTTCGACTAATGCAGGGATCTACCGAGATTGCTAACTGGACGCACACAAATTTGGCCCAAGGATTCACTACTTATGAGCAAGTTCTTTCTCAAGGTCAGGAATCCTTAATCACTGATACAACCAATCTACGACTTCGTTTCGTGAGTACGGTCACATAACCTTTTAAATTGTACGACCCCGCTCACGGAATTAGTGACGAAATCAGAATCAAGGGGTATTTTATCTCATGGCATGGACTTTAACCGCACAGCTAACAACCGGCACCTACACTGTTCTTAGCACGGATCAGATTTGGTGGACGGCCGGTACCGATAACACGTCGGCTAACTACGTTGTTGTGGGTAACTACCAGGATGGTACGCACATTTACGCATCCAATGGTACAACTCATCAGTGCAACACGAACCACGTTCACAATACGAAGTATCTTTCTTCGACTACATATAGTCTTGATGGTGCTGGCTCTGCTAACCTTTCTACCCTAACGACCGCTAACACGGGTCTAAAATTCGTCTTTGATACCTCTGATCTTGGTGGCGCTTCTGTTACAACTTCTGGTGCGAAGTTTTATGCTTACGATGGTACGACTGATGCAACTGCAATGGCGGGAATCACTTTCCAGGCCGCAGTTGGTGGTACCTCTTCGTCTTGGGTAGCAGCTAATGGATCTGGAGCAGCATTGACTTTTGCTGATCAGACCACGGCTACATCGCATACATTCTATGTAGCTACAAGCGCTTCTCCGACATCTACAGGAGCTAAGACGGGCAAGGTTAAGTTCCTTCTAACTTACGTTTAAAGAGGAAAAATGGCAGCAATAGAACCAGGACAGT